TTAGCATTTGCTTGTTCCTCCGATTTTTCATAGAATGTTATTTTATATTTTAATGGTTCAAAATATACTTGTTGGAAATATGGCATATTATTCATAATATTAATAAAATCTATTAATAACATATTAACTACCATATATAATGTAGAATTAATATTAATTTTAGTTCCGCATAAACTTCTTTCAACATCCATTTCACTGTCTTTGAAGTCTGTTAATGCAATTAGTTTATTAATATTTTCTTCAGTCCATTTATAACAGAATACTGAACCTGTTGTTGAACCTAGTCTTGGGTCTAACATATATTCTAGTAAGTTGTTATATTGATTTGCTTCATATATTGCTTTTCTTAATTCGATTGAATCAACGCAATTAAATACTATATCAGTAAGTAATGGTTCATCTGGTGTCCATTTACCTTTTAATGTAATGCTTTTAATTACTGAATTTATTTTAAGAATATGATTCTTTAGTGCAATATTTTTAAGTTGTCCTATATCTTCTATTGTCCAGATTTGATTAGTAAGATTATGTTCTTCTACCATATCAAAATCCCATAAGATAAGTCTTTCACATCCTAGCTTTACTAATTCTATTGCTAGATGTGAGCCCGTTGCACCACAGCCTATTATATGAATCTTTTTATTTCTAATTTTTGATACATTTAATAATTCATCACTTTGAAAGTTCATTTTCTTCATCCTCCATTTGCATTAAAAATTCCATATATTCTTCTCTAGTTAAACCTCCACCAAATCTTTTATAATCTTCTTCAAAATCTTTATCATAGATTTGTGGATCTAAATTATGTTGATATGGGATCTCTTCATCATCATCATCTTCTGGAAATAAACCTTGTTGAAATTTTGTAGCATTTGATTTATAATCATAACTTGGATTATAACCGAATCTAAAGCCTTCATCAGTTTCATTTTTTCTAACTGGCTTATATTCAACTGTTTTAGTATAATTTATGCTTGTTGCATTTAATGTTAAAAATTTTGAATGTAAGCTGACTGTTAAATCACGATTTACTGATATATTCTCATAGGATAAGTGATCGAAATCAACTTCTGCACTTACTGATTTTGCATTTACTATAATGTTAAAGTTATTACATAATACTCTAATATCGCATTCTTCTGCAATGTAATTATCTTCTTCGTTTATTATATCTGCTGTTATAAAACCTCGTTGATTTATAATGAATCTTGCTTGATATGTATTTGTTTCATTTATTAGATTATTAAAGAATGTATTATCATATCCTGATGGTGTTACACTAAATTTAGGATGAGAATGCATATGTCCATTTAATTTATGTTTATTTTTAATTTGTTCTACGCACCATTGTGGATATTTTGAATCTAATGTTTTAGACTCTGCTGATTCATTCCATTGAGGTGGAATTAAATAATTAATAATTTTAAATGAGTATTTGCTTGTTTTTTCTAATTCTAGAATTAATGTCATTTCTAAATCAGTAGAATTTACTAAAGATAGTAAATCATTATATAATTTTTCAGTTACATTAATAATGACATTTGGTTGTTTTTTAAATTTTATCGACATATAATGTATTTTCTCCTCCTTCTTGTATACATTTATCTATACCTGCTTTTATTTCTTCTATATACATTTCTAATGTAGTATTATATATTTCAGTTATATCTTCTTTTGTTCCACCACTGTAATATTCATAAATATTTCCTGTTTTTAGATCTTTTACTATATGCATTTCTTTAGTAGCCCATGTTACTCCAGCTACATCTGCTATATTTATAGTAGATATATATTGAATTAATGTTGCTGTTAATCGCTTAATATCATTGTTTCTTACTGAAGTTGCAAGATCGCCTGAAAATCCACCTAGGCAATTATATCTGAAGTAATGTGTATTAGACTCTATATAATTTGAATCAGTTGTAAACGCTGCAGAATAATTTGATAGGTTTATTTGTAAATGTGAAATAGCCCATTGTGATATATTATCTGAATTATCTATATTTATAACTATTTGTAATGGATTATGTAATAATACATAATTTTCTCTATTTACTAATGCATCATATATAGCATCTTTATATTCAGATGATGCAGTTGAAAGTGTTGAATTATTATATATTATTCTATTTGCAGTTTCTTCACCACATGTATATTCTACACTTAATGGTTCTGTATATATACATACTCTTGTTTGACTACTATCATAATGTATTGTTGCTAATTTTATTAATTTGTTTCTACGTACAATATCTAAAAGATCAGTCATTATAGATGAATTTTTAAGCATTAGTTGTGCTTGTTCATTTAATAATCTTTGATAATTTTTATAAGCTCTATTTGCATTATCTAAATAATCTTTATATGAATAATAAGCTTCATCTATTAAGTTTTGTTTTGATAAATTTAATTTAGTTTTATGTTTTTCTTCTAAATGTTCAAGCATAGATTCTTTTTCTTTTGCTTTTTGTTTTAGATAAGAATCTAATGTCATTGATTCATTTTTATTAGATGCTATTGAAAAACATTCTAAAGCACGATTACCAAAGCTTTGTAATATATCTAGAATATCTGTAATATCTTTTGTTGTTAAATCATTTAGTTTTTTCATATTTAATGCTAAATAATTTCTATATATGTAAATAGGTTTTGATTTAGCAGATATATGATGTAATGTACTTATTAATGCATCATTCATACTTATGCCTCTAATTTTTATTAGTTTGTCATATGTTTCTTCTGGTTCATAACATTCTAAAATAATTGGAGTTTTTATTATTGCTCTTAATATTTTTAATTTATTTATGTAAGAATCGTCTTTATCATTTAATATGATTGCTTTATGATTAAGTAAGAGTGAGAAAAAAGAGTGAAATATCTCACTCTTTATTTGAATTTTTTCTGCCATTTAATATTTCACTCCTGTCTCATCTTAGTTTCCGCCGTTCTTTCGGCTGTAGACTACCATAGCACCTTCAGTTACGCCTAATTCTTTTAAAGTTTTAGCCTTATCTGAATCTTTTACTGGAGCACCATCAATCATGATAACTCCTGTATAATTTTGCTCTCTAGCTAATTCTTCTAGAGTAATTTCGTCATTTACGATTGTATTTGACTTTGGATCTGTGATTGGACCTGTTGTAATCTTAATTAACATATTTTTATCTCCTTATTAGTCTTCTGTTGTGATTAAAGTAGCTTTAATTTCATCATATTTCTTTGAATATGCTTCAATATCTTCTGCAAACTTATTTAAGTTATAAGCAACTGATACTAATGCACCTTCATCTACTGATGAATCTACTAGAACTGTGATTGTGTTTGCTGCTTCTTCAATTACTGTATTGATTACTAAACCATACTTGCTTAATGAAGATTCGCCTGTGTTAGAAGTTTCGACTCTGAATAATTCATGACCTTCTGAATCTGTTACTGCTAAATTAGATGTTTTAGTTAATGCTAATGCTTTAACTAGTTTTTCTTTGTCAAGACCTTTGATCTTAACATATGGTGTATTTAACACCTTTTTGATAGTTACTGTTGCAGTTGTTACTGCTTGATTAGATGCTGCTGCCATTTTTTAATTCCTCCTTGTTTACTTTTCTATATTTTTTGATAGCAGTTTTTAAGACTTTTAAATATGCTTCTTCAACTAATGTTGTTAGAAGTTTTTCAAAGTCTTTTGGAGCTCCTTCTAAATCTTTCATTGTTCCTTTAACTAGGTCTTTGATATAATCTTCAGCTGCCATAAATTGAAGGTGTTCAACTAAGATTTGAAGTTCGTCTCCGTCTGAAGTTACGGTAACCTTATCTAGTATTGGTTCGCCGTTTTCAGCAAATTTATATTCAATGTCAAAGTATGACATAAGAATATCATTGTTATTACCTATAATAATTTTGATTAAGTCTATTACTTTCATATGTTCTCCTTATATATTTAATATTTTTTTAAAATAAAATTAAAAATATCAAAAATAACAAAAAAAAGAAAAAAATATTATATATAATATATTATATATTATATGTATCTAATGCCCATTTCTAAGAATTCGCTTTTTGTTAAGTTTAATAATTGTTTAACTGTTAAATTTTCATTTGTTAATAAATAGTGAATAGCTAGTGCAATTTCATTAGCAGTATATTCTGTGTTTAAATAAATATTGTATGTAAATGAGCATATAGCTTCATAAGTATCGTTAGTATACTTTTTTAAAGCATCTGATAATACTGCTTCTATTTCATCTGCTATAAGTAGCATTCCAGTATCTATACCATATTTAATTGCTAAATCTCTTGTTTCTTTAAAGCTTAAAAATCTTAACATATGTTTTCATCCTCTCCTATAATATAGTTAAATGTTTCAGGTTCCGCCAATACAACTTGATGTTTTTTCATTTCTTCATCAATTACATTGTCTTTTGGAACAGCAATCCATCTACCAGTTGGTTGTTTTTGTTGCTTATCAAATTCTACAACTAATGTATCATTTTTATATTTTTCTTTACATTTGTCGCAAGGTTCTAGTGAATTAAAACAATGCTTTGGTGCTTCTGCATCACCTTTTAATTTACCATATAATGCAATTTCACCTGTTTCTTCTTCACAGTAAAAACAAATTACTAATGATGGATTTACTCCATGTTTTTCACTTAATAAAATTCCTTTATTTTTTGCCATTTTGTATCCTTTCTATCATTCTTAAAACTTGTTTGTATCCGTAGATTTCTCCTTCAATTTCATGAATATCATTATCTACATCTTCTTCGCATACTTCTTCATATGCTTCTAATATTTTATTTTGTTTTTTAATTTCTTCTTCTATTTCGTCTTTTAATTCTTCTATTTTGCTGTCCATTTTTTAATCACCTCAAATTCTTCTTCATTTAACTTTGGTCTACCGTCTAACCAAACTGCTGAATTATAATCATAAACATTATTATATTTAATTATTAATAATATATCAACTGCTTTATTTTTAATAATCTCAAGTACCTTTTCTTGTTCTTGTGCTTTTAGTAAAGCATCTTTTAATGCAAAATAATTGGCTGTTATTTTATCGCTTAAATCATCTTCATATTCTACTAAAATAGGTTCTAATAAAGGCGATATAGTTTTATCTAATACTTCCAATGTTTTTAATGCTTCACTAGGCTTTGCATTATCTATGGATTCTAGGCGTTGTAAGGCATTTAACACCTTATCTCTATCTTTTAAAATTTGCTCATTTTCACTAGGGTTTAAAAAACCTAGTGCTCCAAAATGAATGGCAACAATACTTTTAATTTCTTCTAATTCTTTACTCATCTTTTTCTACCACTTTCATAAATATACTATTAAAAGCATAATCAATTCTAATTATAATATAGCCTTTTTCTAAAAATTCTTTTTGAACATTTGATAAATCATCTTCATTTAGTATTTCTACTAATAATTCAACGCAATCATCACTTTTATAAATTATATATTTACCCATATATTTCCTCCAGTATTTTATATGTGGATGCGGATACTTCTGTATCATCGATATAGTAATTCCATTCTTCTTCATGAAGTTTATTTGGTTGTAGGTTTCTTAATTCTACGATTGCATCTTTATAATTTTGAATTGTGTTTTCAATAACTTCTAATTCTGCATTCATTGGTAGATTATTTAACATACAAGTTTTTCTTAATTCATTTACTGCATTTTCAAATTCTGTCATAGTGACTCGCCTCCGTTTAATTTAGTTATATTGTCTTTTATTTCTTTGATTTGCTTAATTGTTAGTGGATAATTAACATTTATTAATTTCCATTCTTCTTTAATTTTAATTAATGTATAAAGTGAATGACCGTCTTCAATAGCAGTATATTGAGTTGGTCTATTTTCTGGGAATGCGATTAATTTAGACATTTTTAAATTTCTCCTTTAGTATGTTATATATTTTCTTCAATTCTGGGTTAATATTATTATACCATAGAATCTCATTTTTTAATTCAGAAATTTTATAATTAGCATCTTGAAGTTTTGCTTTTAAATCTCTGATTTCTTTTTCTAATTTTAGTATTGTTTGTTCTTCTGGATTTGGTAATAATAAATTATAGCCATACCATCTTATTTTATCTTTAGCTCTGCTTAATGCTTCTGAATTTCTAGAGATTTGTCCGTATTTAATTTTTGAGTATTCTGATGAACTGATTCCTAATATTTTAGCAACTTCTGTTTTAGTTTTGCCTTTAAATAATTCGTTGTGGAATTGTTCTAATGTAATATCTCTACTCATAATTTACTACACCATTTAATAAATCATCTAGAATATATTGGTTTTTAAAATTTAGATTTATATAATTAATGAAACCAATTAGAGTATCTAATGTAATATCATTATTTAATAGTGCTTCGTGGAATTCATTTTCCATCTTTTCTGCTAGTTTTACATAATCAATTTTAACTGTTTTTGGCATGATTTTGCCCTCCTATAATGTAATGTGTAGTTATTAAATCATTAAAAATAATTCAAAAATAACCGTAAAAAGAAAATAAATGTGTCCGTCTGTGGCGAACAATTTGCTTAAAACTTATTTTTCTGCCTGTGCCTCCAAAATTTTTACCCTCGATTTTAACACAGAAATCCGTGTTATTGGTAACGGACTTCCGTGTTAATTGGAGGTTTTGGAGGTATATAATCATGAATTCAACTGTTCGTTTGTTGTGAACAGTAGGCTTAATTTTAGTTCTTCAACTTGTTGCTTATTCCATCCATTATAAGTCTTATTATTTATAATAATGAAGTTATTATAGTATTCTATTTTATCATTTTTTAGTATAGAATCTATTATTGCTTTTCTTTGTCTTTCTCTATGAGCTATTTGATGCTCATTTACATCTGATATATTAATATTTACATTTAGTTTGTCTGATATAATGCCTGGCATATGTCACCTGCTTAGTATTTAAAGAATTGAAAAAGAAGATAGATTATTCATCTATCTTCAATTTCGTATTAGAATGGATTATTTTCAGTATCTTCTTCGGATCCTGTATTTTCTGAATCGTCTCCTAGATAGATGTCATATTCAGGTAATCCATTCGCATTGTTGTAGATAAGAATTGTAAATTCTTTTCCGATCATTTTTGAATTCTTTTCTCCAACTTCTAGTCCTGCAACTAATCTCATATTATCGATGAAATTCTTGACAAATTTGTATTTTTGCCATCCTTGTGCAGTTTTCTTAGCCTGATTCTTAGTAATAGTGCATTCTGTATCCCCGCTCTTGAAGATGAAATCGAATGTAGCCATTCCTCCGATTGCAACATTTTTAAGTTGCTCCTTGTTCATTTCGTTAACACCAACAAATGTTAAGTTAACCTTTCTTGTTTTCTTGCCAATAGGTGCTGCAAGAATATCACCTGTGTATTCTTCAAAAAATCCCATAGTAATTATCCTCTCTTTCTTTTTTATTTTTTATGGATTTTTTATATAATATTAATTAATAATATTCAAAAATAACATATAATTTATTTTATTTTTATATATCATTTTATTTATTATTAAATAATATTCAAAAATAACTTATTATATAATTTATTTTTTATTTTTTTATTTTTTAAATTATATAATTCATAAATAACATATAAAATTATTTTATTTTTTATTATTTTTCATTTTATATATTAAATATTTCATAAATAACATTCATTTTATTTTATTTTTTTTTATCTTATTATATATTATATATTGAAAATGTCTTTTAAATTGGATATTAAATTGTATACAATTAAATTGTAAATAATAGTAATTAACACGGAAAGTCGTGTTAGTAGGCACGGAAAACCGTGTTATTTTTAAGGGTAAAATAATTTAGCGAATGAAAATCAAATATAACTTTTGGCATTTTTTCTATTTTGCAATGGTTTTTTGTATTGTAGCATCTAATAATTGAAACTAGGTCAACTAATCTGGTATATAAACTAATTGGACTTATCGGTAGGCACAAACTGTGCGGAATAAATTAAAAAAAAAGGGCATCGACCACGCTTAGTCAATGCCCATGTGTTTATAATAAGTTATTAAAATGGAAGATTATCATATAAACGGCAATCGTGTTTAACTTCTACACTATCAAAGTATAAATTTGATATATATTGAAGTTTACCATCTGGCAATCTATTATTTAATGTGTAGTTTTGTATAACTTCTAGAGACTCTCTTTCTATATGTAAAAAACCATTTCCATATCGATTTTTTCTAATTTCAATGCATAAAGGCATATCAATTTCTGTAAGACTTTCTCTTATTTTATGATAATCGCCTATATCATTTTGAATATAATCAATAATATCTTTTCTATTAGTTGCATACATGATTATTTCATCTTCACTAATTCTTGTTGCATAACCTGCTACACAGTTTTGAAATATATCTGCCATTCTTGCAACTTCTAATGAAGTTCTAGGTAATATAAATTTGTAACCTTCTACTTCTTTTTCTAAGTAGCTATTCACAGAGTTATCATACTCTCTGTAATTAATCTTAGCATGATCATTTCTGATTACTTTTGCTAAATAGTTATGTAAATTTACTATAGACATTTTATACATATCTTTATCTAATGCTATTAAATCTTTATCTTTATAGAATCTTCTATTTAACATTACATTATAATGCATATGTATACAGTCGGCGATTGTGTAATATAGATTAGTATCTTTCTTATTATACATTATTCTATTTGCAAATACCATGTCAGGATTTACATTTGTATTTTTATAAAACTTTTTAAGTGCTTTATAATAGTTTAAACTGTATTTATCGATGTTTACACATCTCATTTCTTGATCCCCGTCATGTAATATCAATGCGTTGATTATTGATTTTATAGCGTTAGTGTCTTTAACACCTGCTCTATGTAAATCAACAAATGTGCGTATAATTCCTAATTTAGAACTATATGTATTAAGTAGTTTTCTAATAAATTTAGGAATAGTTATATCTCCTAATCTATCAGCTAAATCTAAAAAGTGATATACATAACGTTCATCTATTAATGTGTTTCCAGTTATAGTAGCTATATTCAATACATTATTATAATTTTTATAAAAACATTTGAAAATTAGATTAAGTACAGGTGCAAAATCTTCTTTTAAATTATTATCAATAATATGCATTAGAAAGTTTCGTAATAAACTATTTAATAGTTTACTGTTAGCTTTAACTCTTCTAACAGATTTATCATGCACATAATATATCTCAGTTTGGGATTTAAATATTAATTTCTTAGTGTCAATGTAGATTTTTTCAATATCATCTACATTACCATAACTTGGTGATTTAATACGAGCATTAAATTGTGCTTTTACATTTCTGTATGCTCTTAATTTTTCAAATGCTGTAGCGTTTGAATTTTTAATAACACTAAAATCATGAAGTAACTCTGATTTTTCTGAAGTATAATATTTTTCAGTTTTGAAAGTATATGGTTTATTAATAATCATTATTAAGCGGTTATCATTACCATGAATTTTCCAAACTGGTACATTTTTAACAATATTTAATTTTCCAATATTTGAAGGTATTCTATTAAATAAGATATGATTAGTGTAAGTTTTACTTACTAAATTAATGTGTAATTTTGACATAATTTATTTCTCCTTTTATTTTTTTTTTGTTTTTAATCATAGGCAAATAGCCTATGGATATTTACCATGTTCAGTTTGGACCTCATATCCATAGGCTGTTACTTAATGCCTATAATTCATTATAACTTAAAGATTAAATAGATCTTACCGTCTATTATCTTATAGTTATTATAATTAGTACATAGTTCGTACCAATCATTCTTATATAATACTGGAGCACTATCTCCAGAATCATCTTCTGGATCATCTCCATTTAATGATGCATCTTCAAGGTCATAGACCATTCGTTCATCATGTATTATTCTATACCAGATTTCTCCAGTATATCCTAATGATTTCAAATGATTTAAATCACTAGTGATTTTGAACATGCCATTTGAGGCTGAATGTTTTAATTCAAGGATTGTATCTTCTCCTTGAACAGAGTATTTAATAATAGCAAGAATTTCTTCGTTGCTATATTTGTCACGATAATTAGAACCGATGAATTGATTTAACCAATCATATGCACTAGGTTCTATTATCATATTCTCTATATGTATGTCTGGTATACTTGCCCAAACACTATACTCATTGATAGTAGCATTTGGTGATGCAACTACCTCCATTAAATCATCTGACTCTTTTGAGTCAGTGAATTTGACTAAATGGTATTTACCACTTATCTTTTGTCTACCACCGAAGCAGCAGATGTCTTTAACATCTATGATAGATGTCTTGATTTGGTCGTGATCTATATGACCTACGAAGCCATATATCTCATTACCATTTTCATCAATGGCAGGAGCACCATCGATGTATTGTTTCTTGTAAACAGAATAATTCTGTCTACAGCTAATTTCATCACTGAAATTAATTTTTAAATACTTATTTTCTCTAATCTTCTTAGGTAATAAGTATTGGATATTACTATTACAATTAATAGTAATATTATGATAATCTACAAGAGTGTAAGTCTTGTAATAAATCATATTTGATTCACCTGTTTTATTATCATAATATACAGGTGCCTCGTATTTTCTACGAGGAGTATGCTTTATTATTAAAGCAGTACATTGCTTAAGCACACTCTTAGTATGCTCATTCTTGTATGATGTAATATCATACTTGTGAGGATGCTGTTTTATATCATCCTCTAATTGCTTTAAAGTTGCTTGACCTAAGTCAATTAGCTTTAAATTATGTAGTAGAAGATCTTCACCTTCTAGTATCTCACGACTAAATTCCTTAGTCGTATTGTTGAAAGAGTTGTATTCCTCTTTCTTTTCGATCTTTTGATCGAATATGATTTTTCTGTAAGTTATAGAATCATCAAAGTTGATGAATCTGCTTACAGATTCAACTGGTTTGTTTGGTTTAAACCAGTAGTTCTTGATGTTAGTGAAATGGTATTTTACATCTAACATCTTAGATTTGATTCTATTCACTAATCTTTCGTTAGTAAATGTGTTTGGAATTTCTCTAGAAAGAGTTTCCCAATCTTGAGTCAAAGACTCGAAATACATTTGAGGATATTGTCCTCTAATGATTATATTTTTAGAATTAGGTATTAATCTAATTCCGTAATTGTTATTACCTACTGTAATAACTTTCCAATTATCACTAGCTGGGCTAGTGTAAGGATATGCCTTGTTTTCAAGGCTTACATTGATTTCTAATGTTCTCATATTATTCTCCTCTATGAGTGTAATGTGACAGGATATAACGAGCTGAGTGCATCCTCCTGACAGATGCACTCCCAACGATGAACCAGTATGTTGGCTATTTGTGCGGTGTATTATTCACCTCCTTATTTAATGTAAGCAGGATACAGCCAACAATGCATACCTACTTCACCCTTTAGGCGAAGTTCACGCTTAAGTATTATTGACCCTGGGGTGGGTTTTAAAATAAGGAACTCCTTCATGGTCTTAATCGGCTGCAGGTATGTTTATATCTCTAATAACACTCACTTAAATATGTAAAAAAAAATAAAAATAATTTGCGTTTCTTATAATTCGTGCTATAATATAAGTGTAGTATAATTACTACTTTTTATTCTTCTCATAGACCGCACTACACAGCGGTCTTTTTTATTTACACAAGAACCACTGCATGTTATAATAGACATAGGAGGCAGACTTATGATATACATAGACAAGAAAAAGGTTAGATGTCCACGTTGCGGAGCAAGAACTGTTCCTTGCAAGAGTGTAAATGAACAAGAATCTACATTCTGGGTAAAGTGTTCTAGACCGCAGTGTAAGACCTACATAGACACATATATACCTATGGACTTTCAACAGGACATACATGCTGATTCAACAAGATACCTAATGGTAGCTGGAGGATATGGTTCATCTAAAACAACTGTTCTATTCAAGGACGATGAGAAGCATATACTTTTAGTTCCGAAGGGCAGAACACTAATGGGTGCAGATACACTACCTCAGTTAGAGAATACTGCGAAGAAAGATTTTGAAACTGACTTTCCAATCGACTTTGTTAAAAAGTACAGTGTTCAAAAGAATCAAGTTACATTCAATAACGGGCATGAACTAATGTATAGACCGATGAATGACGAAGGTAACCTACGTTCATTGAACCTTACAAGGTTCCATTTAGTAGAAGCATCTGAAATTGATTTTGATAACTTCACACAGCTACAGACTCGTTTAAGAAATACAAACGGAGTAGTGTATGAAACAGACGATAACGGTAATATATTATATACAGAGGATGAGAACGGACAACCTGTTCCTAGAGTTAAGTGCGATGTAAGACAAGGAACTTTAGAATCTAACCCTGACTCTGGCTGGATAAGAGAGCAGTTTTTATTAAACAGTGGTTTGATTGTTTCATACGGAGCTATACCTTATTATGATATATTAGAACCAGACGCTAACAGAACATCTTACATAATTCCAACAGAAGCAAATTACCATTTACCACCTGGATTTAAACAAGAGATTAGTAAAGGTAAACCAGGCTGGTGGATAAGAAGATTCCTAGAAGGTTCGTTCGAGTATGCAGAAGGTTTAGTTTATCCAAGCATTATTTCGTGTGAAAAGGCACACAAGGATATAACATTAAGACAAGGGCTAGGTATTAAATACGCAGTAGGCATGGACTACGGTATTTCAGATAATACTCACTTTGTATTTTTACATATTGACTGTTCAAGCAAGATGGTAACTGCATTTGCAGAGATTGTTTTAAACAATAGAAATATTCACGACATATGCACAGAATATTTTAAGATTGTAGATAAAATACCTAGGGGTCAGATGCTAACTCCTGTAATGGACGGTAGAAGTTTTGCAAAAAGAACTGATACAGAAAGAGGAGTTATTAGAACAATAGGTCAAATGTTTCTTAGTGAAGGAGCATATTTCAAACCTGCACAAATGGATTTGAACTCTAGAATTTTACATCTTAACCAATTCATAGAGGCGGGTAGGTTTCAAATTGACAAGGAAGCCTGTCCAGGACTTTGTTCAGAAATTAATGATTATAAATTCCCAGACAAGTCTTTAGAAAAACAAGGCGGAGCTAACATGGATAAGCCAGTTGATAAACGAAACCACGGCGTTAATGCACTTGAATTTATTATGATGGATATTCCATTTGAACTAGACTTTGAGAATTATATGATATATAATAATGGTGTAGCTGTTGCAGATCAAAGATATAAGGATGAACAAGTAGCTAAAGCTAGACAAATGTATAATCCTTACGCTGATGCAACGCCACAACATAGAAAAACATCAACACAATTAAGAGATTTAGGAGACGAAGATTTATGGTAAATTTAGACGTAGTAATTGTTTCATTATGTTTTGTAGTTATAGCTTTATTTATTTGTATTGCGGTGTATGTAATATACACAAATACTCAAGCACATGAGGCATCTGAAAATGAAAAAGACAGAGCCCTAACATTAAAGCAAGCTGAAATGGATTTTAAACTTAAGGCTATGGAATTAAAATGCAGACAAGATTTAGTAGCTAAACCTAAAGATAATAAGGATCCAGAGAAAGCATCTGAATCAGATTTAAAAGCATGGTTCGATATAATGGCAGACCCAGATAAATTATTTGGAGAAGAAAATGAGGAGGCAAAACAATGAAAGAATTAAATGAAACTGTAGGTTGTATGCTATCACCAGATTATAAGGATAGATTTAAAGCTGAATATTATCAATTAAAAATAAGATATGATAAGCTAGTTAATATGTGTAAACTATGGGATGAAGGTAAACTAAGCTTTACACCAACTTGTCCTAGAAGTTTATATTATGATCAATTAGAAGGTATGGAAATTTATTTAGCAGTATTAGAAGAAAGAGCCAAGTTAGAAGATATTGTTTTGGAGGTATAGGCTATGGAATTAAAAGACATTTTAGATGTGTTTCACTACTTTGTATCTGAAAAGTCAGGCTATGACAGGGTGTGTAGACAACTTGACGCTTATGATTCAGGTAATTTCTGGAGTCATGTAAAAGCTAAGTTGCCTAAGCACCAAATGCTTTCTGATACAAACTACATTAACTATATTAAACAAAATCAGGTTAATAGTATATATTCAGGCGGATATATTGCAGATGTTAATGCGAGAACTGCAGAGGATGAAGATTTAGCAAGAAACATTAATGCATTTTTAGAATATGTATATGACGATGTTGAACTAAATCATTATCAGCTTTTAGCAGGAGATAGGGCTGCACTCTTAAATGTTGGAGCCATTCTTATTCAATGGGATAAACAAAATAAAAAGATTAAACCTAGATTTATAGATACATCTTGTTTATATCTAGATCCAGCTGTTAGAGTTTATCAAGAAGGTAGTGCATTATTTATTGCAGAGGTTGTTTCTAGAAGAGATTTGATTAGACAACATCCTGACTATGCAGAAAAGCTACCTAAAGATAAAGACAATAAAGATAACTTTAGTTCATCATACTATGGCGGAGGATACATAGATTCTAGAGGTGCTAACTCAAGAGATGATGTAGTTCATTTATTAAATGCATTCATTAAAAATGAAAAAGGTGGCATTGACCAATACATAATTGCAGATGAGAAAACCATTTTAGATTCTAAAGAAAATATTAAACCTAATCAATTCCCAGTAGGTGTATTGTACGGATTACCTCCTGTTAAAGACGTATATGGATTTAATGTAACTAAACTATGTTTAAGAAACTGTTTAGCATTAAACTTATTAGACTCAATAGGTATTACTCATGTGTATGCTCAACAAAGAAGAGCAACTATTATGAGAAGAGATATTGGTATTAGTGTTGATTACTTATCTGCTAATATTAATAACCCAGATGCTACTATTCCAGTTGATGGTGATCCTACTAAAGCAGTTCACCAATTAGATTTACCTGACTTACCTAACTTCTTAGTAGAGTATAGAGCAAAGCTTGAAGAATCTATTTTCCTAATTTCAGGAATAGATCCTATTTATACAGGTAGACAAACTAATTCAGTTACTACAACAGGTGGAGTTGAGCGTGTTCAACAAAGAGCAAGTCTTACTGATGCTACTAGAATTTCTATGCTAGAGCACTTTGTAAAGAACTTAACTAAACTTATTTATGAATTCTATGTAGAATTCGGTGATGAATATAGTGTATTTAATAAAGCAAATCATCCTGCATTAAAAGAGGTATATAAGGTTAGCTTTAAAGATATAAGAGAAAAGAAAATTGAATTTGATTTCAGCATGAACGCTTCTCCATATTTACCTAAGAATAGAGTTAGATATGCAGATGCTGCTACAACTATAATTGAAATGCAAGGTCAATATCAAATGAATCCACCTCTAATTACACCAGAGGAATGGTTGAAGTATCAAGACTTCCCACAAAAGGATAAGATATTACAACGTATTGAAGCTCAAAGAGTTCAAAATGATACACAAGAAATTACAGAGAATGTAGTAAACTTCAGTTCATTAATGCAACAAGGTGTTTCTCCAGAAGGTGCTATTCAAATGTTAGCAGATGAAAAAGCAATGATGAGAGAGAACCCTAAATTAGGAAATGTAGCTGCAGGTTCACCACAAGCACAACAAGAAGGTCTGTGAGAAAATATCTCACGGCTTTTTTATTGACAATAAAAAATTATTAAACTATAATATAAGTAAAGGTTCCGTATACCTTAAATACGAGATAAAAAAAAGAAATATGAACTCGCCATTCATATTTTGGAAAAGGAGATAGGCAGATGCAAAACGATAATAACGTAGATACTCAATTACAGAACGCATTTAGTGCATTCCAAGATGGAAGAGCTGGCACAGAACCAGCAGGAGAGCCTGATAAGGATCCACAAGGCAAAGACCCTAGCACAGAACAAGCAGCTAACGGTAATGGAGTAAACAATGAACCGCAACAACCTGACAATACTGAAAAGACTAATCAGGCTTTTGCAAAGATGAGGGCTGAAAACTCTCAATTACTTAAACAACAACACGATATAGAAACTGTTGTTAAAGCTATGGGCTTTGAAAATCTTAATGATTTTATCGCTAAGAAGGCTGAGGAGCAGCTTCAGCAACAAGCTCAAAAAAACCAAATACCTGTCGATGTTGAAAAACGTATTCAGAATTTGGAGAAGGAGAATGAACGTTATAGACAAAATGAGCAACAAGCGAAGTTTAGTAGAGAGGTTACTGATTTAGTTTCTAAATACAGTATAGATAAACCTACATTTGATAAGTTTACTAAACAACTTATTGATGCTGGTATTAATCCTATGACTTCTAATGTTCCATTAGAAACATTCTTTATTCAATTTAATACTGATTATGTTTATCAACGTAGATTAGAAGAAGAGAAGAAAAAATGGGAAGCAGAATATACTAAAGATAAAAATGCTCCAATTAACACACCCAATGGGTCAATGTTACCAAACTCAAATGATAATAACAAATCAAATTCTAATAAGACAGTGGATTGGAAAGCATTAGCTGCTAAATATAGTAAATAAAACGGAGGAATTTTATTATGGCTTTTGAACCACAAAACAATTTAAATGCGTTATCAGATAGAATTGGTATTAACGCTATGGTTAACTATTTCAATAAAGAATTAGGTAACGATATTAATGACCTTGTTATCAAGGATTTCTATGATAAGTATCTTTTAGATGCTATCGAATTAGGTGCTGAAAATTATATTTTCCAACAATATGCAAAACCTTATTATGTTCCAGAAGGACATGAAAATAAGAAGTTGAAGAGATATGGTTCTTTAACTGAACATACAACACCATTACCTGAAGGTATTCCACCTAAATCAGATAAGACTCGTGTTGAAAGCTTCACAGCTACATACAATGCATATGGTAGATATATGGAATTTACAGATGCTGTAAACTTCAAGACTATCGACCCAGTTATTGCAATCTATACTGAAAAGTATGGTAAACTAGCTGTTAGAACAAAGGAAAGATTAGCACGTAATGAATTATTACACTCACCTTCAATTTTAGTTCCAGCTTCTGCAGGTTATGTAAAAGGTAGCTCTACCTTCACTGGTGCACAATTAGACCATATTATGATTGGCGACCACTTAGAGTATAACGACTACAGAGTAATGGTAGCTAGAATGAAGAGAATGTTAGTTGAACCTCAAGAAGGTAACAACTTCCACTTAATTGGTTCTCCTGAAGTTAAATTTGATTTAATTACAGACCCACTATTAAGAGCATACTATGGACAAATGAGAGGTATCGAAGCTTATGCAGATGGTGAATTACCTGTATTATTCAATATTAAGTTCAGAGAAACTATGTTAGATGATTATGCTTATGGTTATGAATTAGCTAATCCAGGTGAATTAGATTCTATTGATTCTAATAATAACCCAACTAAGATTTTAAGAATCTATGCTACAGTAGTAGCTAATACAACTGGTGCTAATGATGCAGTTACAGGATTTACTAAGACTACATATTATTTAAATGTTCCATCAACTTATAGAACAGTAAAAGAAGCTAGATTATCAGATGGTTCTTATATTCCAGAAAAGGTAACATGGAACCTAGATGATGCAACTACTGGTTATATTGCTGCATTATCAACTTCAATCAAGTGTGATAAGGAAGTATTAACTTATGTTGCTGCTACTGATACTGAAACTACTACTAGAACATATGATGTTGCATTAACATCTGCTGAAGTTACAGCTTTAAAAGCAGCTGCATTTAAACAAATCCCAATCCATAGATGTATCTTAATTGGTAAGGATGCATTAATTGAAACTGGTATTGAAGGACATACTGATTTCAAGATGTATACTAAACCTTTAGGTTCAGCTGGTGTATTAGACCCAATCGATCAAAGACAATCAATTGGTATGAAGTGTGATACATTAGGTTATTCATTATTAAAACCTGAAGCAGTAGTTGTATGTTATACAATTCCAACTGGTGCAGTTGATACTAATGATTTAATGTATACTTATGGAAACGGAACTAAGGGAGGCAATATTTCTATGAATACTAACTCACATATGATTCCAGGAAATGGATATACTCAATTACAAGTTGAACAAGGTTATAACTCTTATGGTAAGGTTAACCCAGTAACTGGTAATGTTGATACTAACAGATTCAATGTTCCAAAGGGTCAAGTTCCATACTTCAAGGGTTCTGATGAATTCGGTCCTGCTGCAACTCCAGGTGTAGACGGTGCAACTGGTAATACAGCTAAAGCTCATGATTCAACTAACACTAATGTAATTGAACAAAATAGAGACTAATAAAAAGAAAGGAATTTAATTATGGCAAACAATCGCAAGGGATTTAGTGATTTACCCGAAAAGGATGAGGTCATCCAATTAACAGAATCACAACTTCAAACTATGATTGCTTCAGCAGTGTCAGCAGCTTTACAAGCTGCTCCTGCTAAGGCAGCATCTCAAACAGTAGTTACACAAAGTAACACACCAAGTAGAATTAAAATAGAAGAGGATTTCAATCGTAAAATGATGGAAAATAACAATCTTGCTGTTAGAATTTCACAAGAGGAAACAGTGTTATATGCTATTCCTCAAATTTATGGACAATACACAGGAGAAGTTATCGCATCAGTAAATGGGCAGACTATTAAAATCCCTGCTGATGGAGTGCAACGAAGAATTCCTAAAAGATATGTTCCAATTATCGCACAGTATTTAGCAAACATAGATGCTAAAGTTGCAGCTATGCAAGCTACTACAGGACAATACGGCGGTGTTGCTCAATTAGAGGGAGGAGCTCTATAGCTCCTCCTTATTTTTATAATAAAGGAGGATTAGTATGAAACTTAGCAAAATAGTTGATGCAGTTAATGCTAAATCATTTGGTGAGACAAACTGGACATATTCAGATATATATCCCTATTTTCAAGAAGCAATAGCAGATGTTAATGGTGAAATAGAACCATTTAGATATTTAGCTAATGCTCCATTAGTATCAGAATCTGATGCAGATTACGATAATCTGGGATATGACATGTTGTCCGATACACATATATTAAACTATGTAGTAACATATATAGTTGTTGCTATGGATAATGCACAACTAGCTACTACGTCTAGAACACAAACATATGCATCTCAGCTTACTAAATATAAACGTCAACTTATTTCAGATTTATATAAATGGATGCCACTAAGACAACAATCAAATAACTTCTTTGATTTTGAACCATCAAGGCATGTAACAGAAATACCTAATCCAGGTAAAGTATGGTATGATGAATCATATGGTAAATGCTCTAGTAGAACTATTGAAGGTAATAAACAAAAGGTTCCAACAATAGGTGTTAGAGCAGAGAATCCATATGGACATCTTATTCCTAAAAATGCTAATGAAGAAATACAAGAAGGTTTACATAAGTATATTTATATATTTATTCCATTTGATGCATTTATAGATTATTACAGACCTGTTGAAGTAGAAGTAAATATTAGAGGTTATGATATAGATGCACAGCTTAATTATGATAAAGCTATTACTGATATAAATGAATTATTACCTATTGAAGTGCAATTTGAATCTCGAATAGATTTATTTAGAGCAGTATGGTCGGTTATGAAATCTGAAAATAGTCCTAAGGCTATAGCAGGTTGTTATTTAGAAAATAACAAATCTTATTCATATATCTTTACACAGTATGGTGATAATATCTTAGCATATGGTGATAGTAATATTTACATTATATCCAATGATAATGGGGAACCTATTATCTCTATAGTAAGTTATACCAAAGCAGAAATAAATACATTATTAAATACAAAACTTGATAAGTCTCAAATAGGGTATGTTGAATTAATTACTGCAAGTGGCACATTGAATGATGAACAATATTCTGAAATTTTAAAACCATTTTGTATTATTAAGTATAATGGTATAGATTATTATAAAACTGATATGAATGATTCAACTATAAAATTTTATAGTGTTAATATATCAACAAATTCAACAAGTTATGTGGGAACTATGTTAAATGTTCCAGTTATAATAGTTACTATAAGAAATAAACAATATACAAATTCCACATTACAGTTAGTTGAAATATATACAAGACAGCAAATAGATGAATATAAGTTATTAGTTAATCGTGCATTTGCAAATACAGAAAATACAGCTAATAAAATAACAACTTTTGGTTCAACTTTTATGGAAGGCGGTTGGAATGAGGCAACTAACGAACAATATCCAAGTGCGAAATTAGTTCAAGATATATTTTATGAATTTTTTAATCTTATTTCTTCTCTTGCTGAAATTGCAGAAGGAAAAACAAAAAACTATGTAATTGATGATACTGAAATTGGAACAAATATTGTAAACAGTTCTTTTAATTCAAGTAGTAATACTATTACAATTTCAATAAATGATAATAAAATTATTGATGTTGATGGAAATAGTTTTAATTTAGAAAATTTAAAAGTTGGTGATATTATATCTGTTACTGAAACTGATGTTCCTGATAGATGGGTTGGATCTATCACATCAACTACTATTACTTTCTATAAACTAGAAACTAAGTTAGATATTGATGCAACTCCTACCTCAGGTTCATCAAATCCAGTATCATCTGGTGGTGTTTACAGAGGTTTAGCTGGTAAAGTTGACAAATCGCAAATAGGTTATATTGAATTAAGTGGAACTAGCGGAACACTTACTGACGAACAATATACAGAATGTTTAAAAGATTATGCAATAATAGCATTAGGAAATGGCTATACTAGGTATGAAAAAGATTCTGTTAATGTTAATAATAATTCTATTAGATTTGTAAATATGTGGCTTACCGCTGTTAGTAATGGATATATTTATCAGCATTATAATGTATTAACAGTAAGTACAAATAAAAATTGGAGTGTAGAATTTTATACACATCAATATTATTTAAAGAATACAGTTGATACTTTATTATCTGCTAAAGAAAACTTATCAAACAAAGTTACTTCAATTTCTAGTTCATCAACTGATAATGAATATCCGAGTGCAAAGTGTGTGTATGATAGTATAGCACAAGTAAAAGAAGATTTAAGATGGGAATTAGGCACATACGATTTAGATATAGAGAGTAATAACACAATAGCCTACGAAAAGATAGTGCCTAGTGGTGCTATAAAAAGCAAGATTAATGAGTTAGGTGGTATGAGTTATAAGAGTGAGAATTTAATTGCTTTGAATGATGTAGCTGAAACTACTGTCAATGGTGTAACATACAAAATTGAAAATGGAATTGTTTATTTAAAAGGAACTTGGAGTGGCACAGCAAGTGGTGTAATCAATTTAAGATACAGCTTAAATATTTCGGCTGGTTCTTATGTAATTTCAGCTTTTAATAATTCTACTACTCTTGATGGAACATATTTGAGATTAACTTATGAAGATGGAAATCCTACTGATATTAGTTTACATATTGCTAATAATTATGCGTCTTTCACATCAACTTATGAAATGAGAAGATTACAATTAAGAATGGGAACATTTACCAGCGATGATTGGTTTATTATTAAACCAATGCTAGTAAGTGGCTCAACTGCACCAACTGAATTTAAACAAGGTTTTGAGGACATAAGAGATAGTGCAGTAACATCAGTTAAGAGTTATGGTGCGAATTTGTTTGATAAAGATACTTATACTTATACAAATGGTAAATCTCTTAATGATAATGGAGAAGTAATTAGTAATTCATCATCTTGGAAAACCATTGAATATTATATGCCTATTCAAGAGAATACAACTTATACATTAAGCGGAACTGCAATAGGAACATCAGGTTGGGGAACAAGAATTGCTTTTTATGATGAAAATTATAATCAAATTAGTCAAACAAGAAGTTCTCAAATAGTAGCAAGTTATACATTTACAACGCCTAGTGGAACGAAATATTGGCGTTATTGTTGGGCTTTAATAACAGATATAAGTGATTGGATGTTAAATGTTGGCAGTTCTGCAGTATCTTACAAACAATATCGTGGTTTAATCGAAACAAAACAAATCCCTGCTGAAGTTCAAGCCCTTCCAGGCTATGGTTGGGGTATCAATGATACTTGCTATAACTATATTTACTATGATACTACTAGAAAAAAGTGGTTTTATGTTCAAAATGTAAGTAGAATTCAAATTAAAGATTTAACAATGAATTATAATTCAAATATAAGTGTTTTTTACATTTATGCACCAAATAAAATGCAAACTAAAACAAGTCCATTATTATTAGTTAATTTTACCCAAGTTGATAAAGATTATAAATATATATCAAATTTAGAAATTACAGGTTGCGGAACAGCGCCTACAACATCAGTTAATATGAAGGATTTAAGTTGTTCTTCGATTGCTGAATTTAAAGCAAAGTATGATAATTATTTTCTTTATTACGAACTAGAAACACCAATAGAAACCGATATAAGCCAATATATAGATAATAACTTTATTGAGGTAGAAGAAAACGGAACACTTGTAGCAAACAACACTTACGAACAAGTAGTGCCAAGTAAGATTGATTATCTTGTTGAGGAGGTAAAAGTATAATATGAAAATTTATGATGAAAAATTAAAGAAAATTGTTGAGTTTGTAAAAGGAACTGATAGAGCTGATCAAATCTATGGTAGAGTTGTCAATGACCTTTTAAGACAAGAATATAAAGCGGATAGAGTAGAAGCAATACTAAATAACTTTATTGCAGAACCAAACGAAAAACATACAAAGGAATTTCAAGATCTTCAAGTCTATCGTGAAACTTGCAAACAAAAAGCAAAGGAAATGTTAAATATGATAGTTTATGATAGCAAAGGAGATATATAATTATGATGAAAAATAAATATAGAGTAATGATTATTACATGTTGGGTATTATTAGTAACTGCAGTTATAGTTAAACTATGCGGAGCTAATATATTCAATATAGTTGTTAATAATCAGAACTTTATAAATGCATGTGATTATATTGATAATCATTTATGGTTAAAATATATCCTTGCAACCATAGTATATATCCCGTCTACGTATTTGATTTATCTAACAATGACAAAGCAAAAGATCGGTAAAGACCTCTGGTTTATACTGGTCTGTTTGCCTTGTTCGACATTGAAAGGTTTAAATCAATACATAGGCATGGCATATGAAATAGCCATTATACTACTACTTATACCTCTACTTAGATGTAAAGGTAAGAACTGGTTATTAGTATTAATAGGAATTGCTGTTATAATACTATTTCAACAAGTAAGTTTATGGATTAGAAATCTAGGATTCTATTTAGAAAAGGACTATTTCCTTTTAAACTTAATTATGTTGATTGATTATTATATTATGGTAGTTTTATATTATCTTCATGTGCAATATATACTAAATAGAAAGAAAGGAGATGAATAATATGGGTATTGTAGCTATACTATTCTTCGGCGAAAAAGATTCTATTTTAGTAGAAGAAATCGCTAAACTACATAAACTTGATAAGGCTGTTGTTGAAAAGCATTACAAGGAAATGTTAGAGGATATTAAGAATGAATCTAAAGACGAAGATTAAGATTAAATATGCACTGTATTATATTCTAGGAATAGTTACACTAGGAACAATTCTCCTTATATCTTATTTCTATAATAGACTTATAGAAACCAGTATTACAATAGTTATATTCTATATCTATAGAGGTCTGTTCGATAAGCAATATCATTCACACTCAATCTACCTTTGTAGTATAATTTCTATTTTAGTATTTACTGTGGTTATAAATTTAGAAGTTAGTATCTCTATTTCTATTTTATCATCAGTGGTTATAACCTTTATTTTAACATTACTATCATATTATATAAGAGATTATTTAGACCAAAAAGTCTTAATAAATACTTATAGAACTAAACTTAATAATCTTAATGTAAGATGTATTGAAAATCTTACAGAAGAAGAACTCATAAGCCTTATGCCTAGTATTAGGTATGAGGTTTTACATATTGTATATGGCTATTTACATAAACCTAAAGAGCTAAATGCAAGTGGCTACGCTTATAGAAACAGTATAAGCGAAGCTACATTATATAGATATTTAAAACAAGTTAAAACAAAATATGAAAGTCTAGGATTAAATTCCTAGATTTTTTTTTATGTTGAGAGTTTTTGATAGTGCTTTTGCATTAAATTATAGTTGAAATTAAATAAAGGAGGACATGGCTATGTCAAACTATAATTATCAAAACTTTCAAAATCCTTATACAACTCCACAATTAAATCAATATTCATATGTTAATGGAGTAGAAGGAGCTAAGGCATTTATTGTACAACCAAATCAAACAATGCTTTTAATGGACAGTAATCAACCAGTCTGTTATATGAAACAGTCTAATGGAATCGGTCAAGCTACTATTAGATATTTTAAATTAGTTGAAATATCAGAATCTGATCTAGTAGAACCTACCAATGAGAAATATGTTCTTAAATCTGATTTTGATAAACTAATGTCTAAAATAGATGCACTAACTAATAAGACAGGCGGTGGTGAAAATGCCTAATCCTTTTTATGAATCTACTGTTAAAAACTCTCCAATACAAGAAATGTATAGAGCTATATGTCAATCGAATAATCCTTATGAAACATTTATAAGATTAGCAGGGAATAATCCACAACTTCAACCAATAGTTAATGCTATTAAAAGTGGAGGAAATCCACAAGTAATATTTAGTGAAATGTGTAGACAACGAGGAATAGATCCTCAGCAATTTATTAAATCTATTACAGGTTAATGTTATCTAATTCTAGATATGATAATATTATAAATTTTTAGAAAGGAGAAAACTGATTATGGACGGAACAGGAATTACTCCAGTAATGGATATTAATCGTGGTGGCTATGGCTATGGCGATGGATTTGGTTTCGGAGGTTCAGGTTTATGGCTATTTGCTATCCTAGCTTTAATGTGGGGTGGTAATGGTTTCTTTGGAAACAGAACTGGCATAGGTACAGAAGCTATTCAAGCTGATGTAAACCGTGGTTTTGATAACCAAAATCTTCAAGCTCAAACTAGAGATATATTAACTGCAGTAACTTCAGGAACAGCTCAATCTGTAGCTGCAACTAACCAAACATTCCACGATACTTTAAATGCAATAAATGATAAGTATGGTGAACTTCAAAGAGATGTTGCAGGTTTAGCTGTAGGTCAAGCTAATTTATTAGCTAAACAAAATGAGTGTTGCTGCACACAATTAAGAGCCATCGATGGTGTAAATTACAATGCCGCCATGAATACTGCTGCTATTAAAGAAGCAATTATGTTAGATGGTCAAAAGACTAGAGACTTATTCACTGGCGATAAGATCGAAAGAATGCAAGCTAGAATTAATCAACTTGAATTAAATCAAGCTGTAGCAGGCGTTGTAAGATACCCTAACCAAACTACTTATACAAGTGGTGCAAATCCATTCTGCAACTGCGGATGTGGAAATATTTAATTGCCATTAGGCACGACATTATGTCATTAGAGCTGATTTAATGTCAGCTCTTTTTAATTGAAAGGAGAAAATATTATGAGAACAAATTTAACATTTATGACTACTACGACAGAACAATCTGTTTTAGCAAATGGAATTATTCCATTAACTACAATTCAACATAAGTATCAATCTATTACATTCCCTGTTAATAATGGAGTTCTTTTAAGAAAACCAGGATATTATAGTGTAACTGGTACATTTATTGTAACTGCACCTGAAGCAGGAGATGTTACTATAACACTTCAAAAGAACGGCGTAAATGCTCCTGGTATTACTGCAACTGAAACTATTACAACTGCAGATACTGAATTTAGAACATTAGTATTTAATGGAACTGTAAAAGTTGGTTGCTGTGAAGCTCCTGTAACATTAGGTATTGTTAATGAAGGTGTAGCTATTACATTACAAAATGCAACATTTAATGTAGAGTATTTAGATTAGGAGGTTGCATTATGCATAAGAAAATATTAAAAGATGTTTCTGATGAAAAGCTACGAGAAATGGTTGATGACATTGTTAGTATGATAAAAGAAACAAATCATGATTTATATGATGATATTGAAATGTATTTATATAAAGAAACTTACGGATGTCACTTTAATGAATGGATGTTAGAGTGTGCTACTAAACATATGGTAAATGAGGATGGAACTTCAGGACCTCATTGGACTTTAGAGCAAACTAACAACGTAGCTCGTCAAAATAATTTACGATTAGAAACATACAATGAATACGATTGGAACTATGTTATGAATATGATTTATTCAGATTATTATGGTATAGTTTCTAATGACTTAAATGTATATTACAAAATGGCTAAAAGTTTTTTAGATGATAAAGATGCTCCAGAAGGTAAAGCACTAAAATATTATTTAGCTATGAAGGCACATTAGTGCCTTTTTTATTTACAATTAGTTCTATTTAATATATAATTATGGTATAAGAAGGTGGTATTATGTCTATGGTTTTAGTTTTAGTTGCTATTCTTGTTATAGCACCGCCTATAATATTACTTATAATCAGTCAAGACGAAGATGATGAGGAGGATGCTGAAAATGCCAATAAATAATTCATATAACCAAACACCAAAAAGAATCTTTACTAATAAACCTTTTATTAAAGGTATGAATTATACTAACGCAGATCTAGAACCGTTTGTTTGTAGAGCTGTTGCTAATTTAGAATTAGAATCATCTAACTCTGCAACTAAATTAAGAAAAGGAATTACTAATAATATATTAGATACAGACCAAGGTCTTGTATATAAATTCTATAAAAAATATGTTATATTTACAAATTTAATTACAGAAACAATGTATAACAATAATATAACTCCTACAGATGTTCAATCCGCTGATTTAGGCATTAAAGTAATAAATGAAGATAAAAAAGAAAACGATATATATGGAACTATAATAACTAATAATACAAAACTTGAATATACTACAGAATTAAACGATTCATTAGATTTATTTGGTTCAACTGCTGATTATAAAATCTATGCATTAGTGTCAGATGAAGGTAGACTAAATCATGTTATAAACAACCAAGATTATTCCTTTATGTTCTTTGGTGCTATTTTTAAAAATACGAGTATTCAATATAAAGGACCTATTAAACTATACTATCATGTTACTGCACAAAAGATAATTATAGAAATTATAAAACCACAAACTTTAGATATAGTTGATGTTAAAGCAGATGGTGTTAATATAATTGCAAGTAATCCAGCAATATATAAAGATTGGATAAATTACCGAAATGGTCCACAATATTATTCTGATTATTTTGGCGATACAAGAGCAGTTACTGATGAAAATAAAAATAAAGCAATAATTGATATTACAACAGTTGCATTATATGATGCACCAGTAGAGCCAGCTCCATATAATAATTCTAGTAATGCTAATATGCTAGTATCTATAGATAAAACTAAACAAGATCCATTTTATATCAGACCATTCTATGCAATACCAAATAAAAAATATGGAGTAATGGTTACTGCTAAAACAAAAAATAATTTGGAATACATTTATAACTTTGATAAAGGAATATTTGAATATGGTCCTAATACAGAAGTTACTGTAAAAGATTTAGTAACAAATAATTTTAATATTAGTATTTCAGAAACTCATTATAGAGAAATATTAACAATAACTAATATAGATGCAGATGCTACTGCTACGATAACAGCTAATACAAGTAAAACATTATTTAGATTAGCTGCATCAGATACAGATGTAAATAATGATGTGCTTTCTTATTTTGGATTTTCATCAAATTCAATTACTTCTCCAAATACTAATTATACATATAGAATAGTATCTAGTTTTGTATATAGTGTAAATGCATTTAGCAGTATATATACAGGAAATGTTAGTGATATAGGTAGTGAAAGACAACTAAATAGTAATATTACTCGTATTAATTATTTATATAGAAAATCTACAATGAACGGTAATCAAAATATATGTACACACGATCCTACAAACTCAACAAGCTATTATAAAGATGATAGTTTTGATTTTATATTTAAAGTAAGCAGTGATGGTAAATCAATAGCAGTATCTGCAGCATTACCTAGATTAACTACTGACTATTCAATAACTAATCATGATGCTACAGAAACTGAACTTCGTAATAACTTAACAAATAATATATATAATACAGGCATTGCTACAATAACTTTTAGGGAAATAATATTATCTAACGGTGATTTGATTGATATGCATATGGATGCTAATTTCAATATGCAATTAAGTAATAACACTAGCTATAATTATCCAACCCTTAGTGGTACTATTTCTACAGAAATGCCTCGTGATTATATAAATTTAACTTCTGAATATGGCGATTCGACTCCAGATTATTTTATGGCATTTATTGGATTTTATGGTTTAGAAGTTTCTCAATCAAGTAATACTCATTATAAATTAAAAGTAATAGCCTATGATGGAGATGAATATACATATTATATTAGAAAAGAACTTATAAGCACATCATCTAATATACCTAGTTCTCGTATATATACAAAGAGTTTAATTAAAGAATATCATAAAATAGATACATCAGAAACTATTGCTGTAGACAATTTGCAACAATTAATTAGACTAGATCTAAGTGCAACAGATACTATAAGTGCAATTTATGATATTTATGATAGATCTGATTATACAAATATAATAATTAAAACTCCCGCAGCGTATACTATTAATGAATATGATATAAATGATATAAATGACATACTCGATGATTATAATGTTTTAGTAGAAACTTTATATTCTAATAATTATACAACTACACAATATCCTATATCAGTAGATACTACACTTACTTATACTCAATTAAATAAGGATTATTGTCATTATATAAATGATAATGGATACTCAATTCCAATAAATCGATCTATAGCCGATATTATAGATACTTCTACATTTAAAGTAACATTATTTCCTTATGAAGAACTTGATGAATCTAATGTTCAATACAAATCTGATGAGTTTGTAGAAAAGACAGTATATTCATTTGGTACAAATGGTGAAGAAATAGTTGATTATTCTGAATGGACTAAAAATTCACTATTTAGTAATGCAGTTAATATGACAAATCATTTAGGTCATACTGTAGTTTGGGGAGATCATACAAACAGTAATTCATTATATTACTCTGCATTTAATGATATATCATATTTCCCTAGTAATTATGTATTTACATTTGATAATCCTATAGTGTATGCATACCCACATAGAGATGGTTTAGTTGTGTTTACAACAGATGATATATACATGTTACATAGTGGTAATGTTCCATCTACTACTGCTACTGATGGTTCAGAAGTTGCATTTACACAAAGCTTAATTCAAGCTAATACCAGATTAGGTAAACAAAATATAGATACTGTTAGAGCTATAGGTAAAGATTTATTCTTTATAAATAATAATAATCAAGGTTATTTATTAAAATCAAATAAATATGTATCAGATGTATCAGATGTATATTTAATAAAACTTACTAGTCAAATAGATGATTTATTAGATAATCCGTATCAATATGCTAAAGAAAGATATATGAAATGGTATCCTAATAGTGAAGAAACTTCTATCTCTAGTAAATTAAATACTATTACTAAAATTACAGATGCCGCACCATCATTAGATACAATAAATGTCCCAGATACTTATGAAGTAGTGGACGGTGATACTATTAAATTTGATGGTCAATATTACAGACTTGTATATATGGATACTCCAGAAGTTACCACTAATGAACGATTAGCATATACTGCTAAATGTATATTAGCTAAACTAATGGCTCAAGCTTCTAATAATGTATTGTATGATACTGGTAAAATAGATAATTCTAAGTATAATCGTAAACTTGTTTTATTAATGTGTGATAATATAGATGTATCTGCAACCATGTTATACAATGGTTTAGCAGAATACTATGATTCAAGTTATACAGAATATGAAAATAATTTATATAGTAGTTGTTATTCGTTTGCTAAATTAAATCAACGAGGTATTCATAATAACAATAAATATACTGAGCTTACTGAAAATGATATTGTTACATTTACTGAATTTGACGGAAGTATAGATATTTATAAGCCTGTATGGAATACTAATAGTAATGAACTATACTGTTATACAACCAATAGTTATGTGTATATAATTCAAGCTATTAAGTTAAGTATAGAAAAAGCTATCACTATATTCTATAAGTATAGTATAGATGCAAAAGTATGGACTACTTATGATATACCTACTTATATAAAACCTAATGATATTATTCCAGATAATAATACAGTTGGATTTAAAATACTATGTAATAATGATAGACGAGGTAAAGCTTCATTATTAGAATTTAAAAATAGTCCACAAGATGTAATACAATACAAGTTTACTAAATCTAATGATTTAGGTGAATACACTTTAAGTGCTGATTTAAAATATAATTATATCAATGTATATTTTGATTCGGGTAATCAATCTATATCATTAATGAATGATAAATTATTCCGTGAAATTAAATTACTTTTAGGAGCATTACCAGATAGTTTATTATCTATGGATTATTCAATAGATTTTTATACCGATGGTAAACTTGTAATTCCAAATCAAGTAGGTAATTGTGATACGCACATTCATCATAGACCTATCAATACTCATTATAAAGGTAGTGTAGAGAATCTAGAAGGATTCCAAAAAGTTACATTCTTTGCTCCAGCAAGAGGTAGAATTCCTAGAATAGTCTTTAGTTTAACTTGTGAATCTGATATAAATATATTAGAATATGCAATAGTTTACATGCAGCTTAATGCTAAATAGTTTTATTTTAAAAATAGTTATGTTATAATATATGCAAGGAGGATATTAAAATGAAACTTGTTTTAAATAAAAATCATATTTATTTACCAGCAGGCAGTTATACAATAACGGAAGGTATATCATTTGACGTTCAGTATTTGGATGTAAATAATCCAGAGGATTATAATAAAACTGCACTATGTAATGGTGAACAAATAATTTTCGATACAGGTCTAATATTACCTATTACAAAATTAAAAGGTTCATATTTAAGTTTAACCATTGTATTAACTAATAAATATACAGGCGAACAAATAGTATACACTTCAGATAAACAACCACTAACAAAAGCTTTAGTGTTAGGTTTACCTAGTAACGAATGGTATCCTTCTGTATTACAAAGTATGATGGATAGATTAGCTGCTTTAGAGAATTCTACAAACAGCAATTTTGAATTAGTATATCAAGCTATACGAGAATTAAAAAATAAAGGAGATGTGTTATAATGGGATTTCTAGATTTTATTCAAATGATAATTGAAAAAGGATATGCTGCTTTAGCTGGAACAGGTATCTTTGGTATTGTTGCATTAGTGTTTCAATTTAAAAATACAAAGTTATCAAAAGATTTATTTAATAAAAACAATTTAATTGAATCATTTAAAGCAGAATTAGCAGAGCTTAAAAATGATTTAAAAAATGCTGAAGAGTATGCTAAAAATTCTAATGAAATTGTCAGTGCAGTTATTGACTTGATTCATGTTGCATATTCTGGATCTAGTTTAGATGTAGCTGTCAAACTACAACTACAAAAAATATATGACAAATGTCCAGAAGCATATGCAGATGTTAAAGATAAATTAATGCTAACTTTAGAAGAACAACCTACAGAAGAACAAATTGAAGAAGTTAATGCTACAGATACAGATGCAGCAGTTAATGCTATAATAGAAAAGTTAAAGTAGGTGATATTATGCCAGCTGAGTTAAAAAAGAAATTAATACTTACTAAGCTTGGTTATACATTATTCTTCTTAGTAATTCCTATACTTATAGTTAATGATACATACAAAGTATTTAGTAATGGTTCTCCTATAATTCGTGTAACTGGCGGACTAATAATAGCTATAATTATATTATTTTATTTCTTAAAAAATCTAATACGCAAGTTTCTTAAATGGTTAAGTCCAGGTATATTTAGAATAGTAGTTACTTCATTGTATAAATCAGCTCCTCTAATTGTAATAGTCTGTATTGCATGGGCATCATTAGATGACATATATGCATTTGTTAAATGCCTTACTTGGGTTTCTGCCTCCCTTGTAATAGCCAATATAATAGATGCATTTGATACAGACTATTCACAGGAGTATCAAGAAATCAAATTGACTAAACGTCAAGATAAATATAGGAGTAAATATAATATATGAAATTCACATTAAAAATAATTCCGTATTTGCTATTACAAATAATTGTATTATCATTAATTGGTATCAATGATTTGTATAGAGCAAGTTGGGATCCAGGCAGATTAAGTGATGTTGGTTTCTGGATAAGCTATGCTACAATGTTATTAGCTACAATTATATCATTCTTTAGTTGGGCTAATATAAAAATAGATGCTTATCTTATGGAAGATCAAATATCTAAAGAAATTCCAGCTGCTAAAAAAACGCAATTAGGTGATACAGTTCAAACGAAAAGAAATAACTTAGATGCACTAATATCAAATCAATTAACTCCGTCTATAGAATACTGTATAGATGAACTTAATTATAAAGAAAAAGAAAGAAAGTTTAATTTTAAATATACTAATAAATTAAACAAAGCTAGATATAGTAGATTCCGTAATTTCAAATTATTTAAAAAACATATAGATAAGAAAATAGAAATATATGAAGAATATCTTAGTCCTGAGTGGCAATTTAAAAACTTAAAGTATTTCAAAATTAGATATGTTGCAATTACAGAATCATATGTAATTAATGGCGTAAATATAAATACTACTAATAATTTCCGTAAAAAAGTAGATACTAGAACTGTTAAACTAGTAAAAGATAATTATCATAAATGGTTATTATCATTTGGCTATATGTTATTCTTTACAAGTATGGCATTTACACTTGCTGAAGATATTAGTTTAGCTATGATACTTTCAATAGGTATTAGTATTACGAACTGTATATTACAAGCAATAATGGGATTAAGATATGCAGCTACTTATATTAAAACTAAAGTAATTCCAGAATTAGATGATAGAGAATCTATAATGGAATACTATATAAAAGGTAAACCAATATATGATTTACAATATGAAAAAGATCAAGCAAAAAAGAAAGCTAGAATTGAAGCATTAGAAAAGGAGGTTGAGCAACATGGCAGACAGCAAATATAAACAAATATCATTTGAAGACTTTATAAAAAAATTTAATAATATGCATACTGGAACAGAGTATGCTACTTCAAGTGATTATATGAAACCACAATATGATAAATTTTATAATAAATACTTAGAAGCGATTGTAAACAGAACTGTTAAAGAAGGTCGTAAATTAACTGAAAAAGAATTAAAAGAAATTATTCCTGATGATCTTGAATGGAGCTGGTATCATAATGATGCTTGGGATGATTTATATGACCAATTTATATCAGATAATTATGACGCACTTTTAGGACCTGACGCAGAAACTAATAATGTTGATTTAATGGTAAAGCAATTTAGTGACGCACTTGCTAAATCAGGTATTACTAATCAACAAATAGATATACCAACTTTAGGAACATTAGGTGCAGATTATCAAGCATTATTAAATGCTCAAAACAGTGCAAGTGATATAGCATATCAAACTGCTATGGAAGAATTAAGTCGTGCAGAAAATGATATGTATAGAACATTAGGTATGTCTCAAAGACAAATGGAAAGAGATATAGCTAAACGTAGACAACAAGCTTTAAAGTCAGGTATGTCTACTGCACAACTAGCAGCTCAAGAACAACAAAACCTATTAGCTGCTCAAACAGGTGCTACTCAAATTGCTCAACAATATGCAGATCAAAGATATGGAACTATAAATCAATTTGCAGGAGCTCGTGCTCAAAACTATGCTAAAGCATTACAATCTCAAATTGGTTGGAATCAACAAGCTATGATGGCTAACCAAAATGCTAATAATCAATGGGCTAATACGATGGCTAGTGCTTATGCTCAGTTCTATGCTACTGATGGTAATACAAAAGCTTTAAAAGAGAGTTAGAAATAACTCTTTTTTTATTTGTCTAAATAATATATAATATAGACAAAGGAGTAATGATTATGGCAGGATTCAATACTATTAGAACTTATAATTACAATCGATCTTTAGAAAGTTTACGTAATAAAGTAGACCAAAAAATATATCAAAAGCGTATGCAGATTATACAAGAAAGAAAACGTGCTAAATCTGTAAGAAGCTTAATGGATATATTTTTTAATGCTGAAGCTAGAGAACGTCTAGGTGGCGATAACTGGTTTGATACTACTATTAAGGCTACTGGTGAATGGTTCAATCATAATTTCATAGAATGGGGAAGAAATCCTGTAAATGCATTACTAAATAATCTAGGTGCTATAGGTGATGATTTAGACTATGCTGCTAATTTAATTAAAGCACCACTTATTGCTGTTGCAAAAGGTGAAGATGTTGGTGAAAGATTAACAGATGCTTATGGCTTAGGAGATAAAGGTAGAATAACACAAAGCATGTCGGATTTACGTGAAGCATTAGGTGCAGATAATCCAGGTGCTGAAATAGGAGCTACTACTGGATTTGGTGCACTAACTGGTGCTGAAATAGGTTCTAAAGGCGGACTTTTAGGTGCTTTAATTGGTGCATTAGTCGGAACAGGCGTTGGTTTAATTAATTCAAGTATAGATGTTGGTGTTAGAGAATCAGGAACAGATAATGGATTTTTAAAAGGAACTCAGACAGTATGTAATACAATTTCTGATATGATGATGGAATATAGTGCGGATCCAGCTAACTTATTTGGTGCTATCGGTAATGTATCTGAATTCAATAAGACAAAAAGTATAATGGATAACCTTGCTAAAAATGATCCAGCATCTTTAAATAATTTTAAATCATCTCTTAAAGGTGAACGTGCATTTAAATCAGAAGAAGTATTAGCAAATGCATATAACCGTGCTGCACAATTAGCACAAGAACCAATTAAAAAAGGCAAAAATACTATAGTTAGAACTGCAGAACAACAACGTAAATTTGTCGAAAGACGAATGAAAAATGTTATTCATGCTTATATGAATGGAGATAAAAAAGCATTTAATAAATGTTTAATAGAAACAGGTATCGGTAAATACTTATCAGATGATCCTAAAGTTCTTGAACAACAAATCGAAGGTATGTATAAAGTATTTAGACATGATGCTAATATGTCTGCTATTGGTAGATTTGGTGCATTTGTTAATAACTATGATGCTAAATTTGCACACTTATTATATAAAGGAACTGTTCCAGGTCTTACTATAACTACTGCCAAAAAAGCTTTTATGAAAGCTCACAAAGAATGGGAAACTGCTTTATTAGAAACTGCTAAAAAGTTTGAAACAGGTGAAATTACTACTGAAACTACTTCTAGGTATCCTTTGTTACAAAGAGCTGCTGCACAACATTATTATAAATTATTTGATTCATTTGATGATTTAAAAGGTAAATATATTATTAAAGACGGAATGACACAAGAACAGTTATCAGAATCTTATAAAGTTATGTCTGATAGAATTGCATACTTTAATGCAAATGGTAAATATCGTGAAGCTAAAATATTACATGGTTTACGTAATCAAATAGTTTTAGATAATGGATTTAAACAAATTAAATTAGGCGATGCTGAATATTCTTTAAAAGCATTAATTAAAAATAATGCTGGAGATATTGAATTAACTAGAGAAGAAATAGATAAACATATTAGTAAAATATTAGATTTATTTTATTTTGAAGACGGTATTAAATATTTTGAGGCATTAGCATTTAATCCAGCTACATTTAAAGGCGACTTTAAACTTATGACAAGTTATGTAGAAGATATTATTCATTTTGCAAATGAAACTATAATGGTTAATCCTAATAGAAAATATGCTGAACAAATAGATAAACTTGCAAAAACTACTTTTAAATGGGATGCACTTAATAACAATGTTGTAAAATTTTATAACGATAAACTACATGATTTAGTTTATACTGCTTTAGAAAATAATAAATTTATTACAACAGATGAAGATAAACAACGTTTATTTATAAGGGATATGTATGATCTATTAAATAATCGTGATTTGTCTGATGAACAAATCAAACGTATCAATGATTATTTTAATGCTTATCTAGATGATAATAATAATTATTATTATGAGGCATCACCATTTGTTGGTATAGGTGCATATGATCCTAATTATTTAGTTCAATACCAAGACCTTTATAAAGAAGCAAGAGAAGGTATGCGTCTTAGAAATAGATATGCTGCTTATAGTAAGGCTATAGATAATTCAGAAGAGATTACGAAAGCTGCATTAGCAAGAAAGATTACAGTAGAATCTATGTTATCTAAAGATAATACTGTTTTAACAGATATAAAAAATATCCGTATACAAGAAGCTTACAATAAAGCTGCTGAAGAACTATTAGAGAAAGGTCGTATTGCTTCTGAAACTTTAAATAAAATTGTAAAAGATTTTGAATTAACAATAAAACAAGTAAATGATGATTTAGATGTTAGTAAATATAATTCACTAGATATAATAAATATGAATAGCAATGCAGTAAGTGCTGGTTCTACTAAATTGAGTAATATTATAAGTCGTTCTAGAATTAAAAAACCTAAGAATATAGAAAGCATTACAAGTGCTGAGTGGTTTTTAAATGAATATAAATCTAAATTAGCAATAGGAAAATCTATTTATAGTAATCCTAGTTTTAAACCTAATGGCGTAAGAAAACAAATTAATTTAGCTCGTGAATATTTATCTAAAAATGCTGATTTACAATTTTATATAAAGATGCTTGAAACTAATTTTAATAAAAAGAAAAATAGACCATTACTTAAAAGCATGTCTAATAATGTAATTAAATATATATTAGGAATAACTGATAAGCTAAATGATGATATATTAAATAAAATAAATAAAATAAAAGGATTTAATTATAATGAATTTATAAAAGAATTAGATTCATTTAGAGAGGTTGTCGGTAAAGACTCACAATGGTTATATAATTCGCTTACTAAATCATTCGGTAGTTCTTTTGTAAGTGGAAATGGTATAATTGAAGATACTAAAAAAATATTTGATATATTAGATTTTGCTACTGAAAAAGGTAAAGATGCATTTGGTGTTACATATGGTGTTAATTTAATTAATGGTAGTTTTGTAGATAATTTAATTCAACAAGGAGTATTTAATGACACTATTACAGAATTAGTTGATAGTGTAATTACTCCTAAAGATTTAAAGAATTTATATAATCAAGTATTTAAAGAATTACAAGTAAGTGATACAGTTAGAATAGCCATTGCAGATTCTTTTAATAGATTATATGCTAAACGTGCTAAATTAATTGAAGATATTAATTCTTTTGAAAATGATGCAAATATTAGTAAAGCAAAAGCAAATAAAATAAATAAATTAAATAATAAATATACTAATAAACTAATGGAGTTACGTAATCAAAAGAAAAAATTAGAAAATATATATAATGAACGTATTAAAAATGCTCCTAAATTAAATCCTGCTGAATTTGGATTTGCTCCTGAATTAACAGGTGAAGAACAACGTATATTAGACGAATTTAATAGATTAAATGAAGAAGATAAAATTATAAGTAAACTGGAATCTCGTAAAAACTATTATACAAGTTTACATAAAGAAACAGGTAAAAAAATATATCCTACTTATGAAGATGCACAACTTTTAAAAGAATCTGCCAAAATTAAATTAAACAGAACTAAACAAGAGATTTTAAATTATAATACTAAAATTAGAGATGAAGCTAAAAATATAATAAATAGCCATAAAAATACTCCTAAAAATTTAGAAGAATATATTAAAGAAAAAGTTAAACTACATAATACTGAAGAAGAAATACTTAAAAATACAACAGTATATGAATATGATCCTTATAATTTAATTAATGATTTAGAAGCAAAACCATTGTTAGATTATAATGCTAAAATAAAAGAAATAGAAAATTATGAATTAGAAACTAAGTTAATAAAACAAGATATTGATAGTATTGATTTTAAAATAAAAAACTCTACATCTAATTGGAATAATGAAATAGATGCTATTAATAAACTTAGTGCTAAAGACTTACAATTAGAGTCTATAAGAACGTTCCAAAAAGAAACTGATGATTTATACTCTAAATTAAATACTTTAACAAAAGGTATGTTCATGACTAATTTAGATCCTAAAGATTTATGGAGTGATAAAAAATCATACAATAATGTCATCGAAGCTATAAATAATTTCTTTAAAATACAATGGTCTAAAGAATATAAAGCAGATAAAAAAGAATTAATTGAAGCATTAGTTATTAAATTAAATAATTTAGTAATTGATAATAAAGATTATAAATATGCTAAAGATTTTATAGATCTATTTAAAACTGATATTGCAGATATTACTATTAGAAATAATAAGTTTATAATTACATATAAAGGTGTTGCTAATGATTTTAAAACTACAGAAATTACTCCTGAACAATTTGGTATGTTTTTTGATAATACTGTTGGTGTTGAAAAAACTTATTGGTTACGTAATGATATTATTAAATCTTCTGGATTAGATAAAATAGATTCTAAAATTAAAACTACTCCGATGAAAAGTAAAACTATAAAAAATAAGCATCAAAAAATGACACATGCTTATAATAGACTTCTACCTGCATTATTAGGTGAAGAAGATCGTGCATTAACTGACTATGAAAGAACACAGTTAGTAAATGCTGTTTTAGGATATGATGCAGTGTTCAATAAAGTAGATAATGTATTAAATAGTTCTTTAAAAGATTTAGGAGATGAAGTTAGTCCTGCTCGTGTCGGCTCATGTGCAGTTGATACAAAAGTTAATAATTTATCATTAATAGGTCATTACTATGACAACTATAGAGATGGAAGAACAGGTTATCGAGCTATTAAATTAGATAATGAATTATTATGGGAAGAACCTTATATGTTTAGCATTGTATCAGAAAATGGTAGAATGATTAAAAAGAACACTGATATATTTACTTTGCGTAATACAGATAATGATATAGTGTTTAAATCAAAGCTAAACTATGTGATTGCAGATAACGAAACTCAGCCAATAATAGGTAATGATTTATCTAAAGCAGATTTATTACAAACTACATTTAGACCTAAAGGACAAATAGCTACAAACTTTATGATTTATCATGAAGATTTAAATAATAGCTATAGAGGAGTTAATAATGAACTATTAGATGCTGCGTTTGTAAATGGTAATTATCTTAGTAAAGGTGGTATACTAATAGAAGAAACTGATAAATACATACAGTATATGTTAGACGGTAAAATATACAATTTATATAAAACTCCAGAATATGCTGCACAAGCTATGTTTGAATATTGTAGAAAGAATGGTATTATAGATGAAAATGGTATATTACGATTTACAGGACATAACTCATCTGGATTTGATGCTGAAGTATTATTACGATTCTTTGATAAGCATTTACCAGGACAAGTTAAAGGTGTAGATAGCGTTGATACATTAGCATTAGGTCGTGCTGTAATGCTTTCTGAATGGGTGGATAATCCTAATGACTTTGTATTTAAAGACGATGAAAGTGCAACATTAGGTAATTTATATGAACACTGGTTTGGTAATGATGGTGATTTAGCAAATGCACATAATGCAGACGCAGATACTTTAATGACTGAAAGAGTATTAAATCATATAGAATCTAAAATAGGAGAAAGTCCTAGTGCATTTTTTAATAAGTATTTAACAAATGCTATAGAAATACCTGAAAATATTTCAACAGAATTTAATAAAATAACAGAATATGTAAGAAACATATCTATAAAAGATATGGTAGATATAAATGAACATTTACTAAAAAAAGAACTTCACCAAACTGTTAATGAAGACTTTATATCATCAATTAGAGAAGATATGCAAGAAACACTAAATAATCTAAATGATGAATTTAGTAAAATAAAAACATATAATGATTTAATTAAATTCCAAAAAGACTTTAATAATTTCATTACCGAATATGAAATATATACAGATGATTTACCTATAAATACTGATATAATCTTTGAATATATAGATGATATAACAGATACTCGTAATAAGAAACTTAATCTATTATGGGGAGATTCTCAGGTTAGATTGAAGTCAAATCGTGATGCAAATAATGCTATGTTATTAGATGGTTTTGCTGATGTTAATTCTAGAGATATGCCTAATGCTTTAAACGAACTTATGTTTATCGTAAAAAATGCAAATAATATAAAAGAACTAGATAAATGGGATTCTCATAATTTGACTAAGATAGGATTTATTGCTAAATCATTACTAAAACAAGTTGATTATGATCTCGATAAATTTTATGAAGATAATCCATTATTAAAGCAATTAGTAGGATATACTAATCGTATAAATGCATTTGCTAAATTTTCTGTCGAATGGCAAACTATTATAGATGATGTAGTTGCTGATGCATCTATTAAAAATCCAGAAATGGTTCCTACATTAGAATCATATTTAGAGGCTATTAGACGAGATATATTTGGTTATGGAACTAATAAACATAATTTAAGTATAGAAGGTTATTTAAAAGAAATGTTAAAGTATGCTCCAGATAAATCTGATGCATCTGCTCTATCTGCATATTTTCATGAACTATTAGAATCTAGAACTATTATTAATCCTGATTATTTAGAAAGGTTTGATGAAGCTACACAAGATAGAATAACAAAGCTTATAAATAATTATATTAATGATTGTTTAGATAACATAGGTGATTACACACTTTCAGCAGGTCGTAAATCTTATGCATTGACTATATTACAACCTACTCCAGATGCAGACTATATTAGTTTAATAAGACATGCTTTAGGTGATACTGATCCTAGAGGTATATTAGGTAACTATCAATCTAGAATACAGCCTGTTATAGCTAAAACTCCCGAAATAGCTAGACAAATGCAAAGGTCAGACCAAGAAGATGGACTTATAGAACCGATTGAAGCATTAAGAGGAAACTTATCTAGAATCGATGACATAAATGAATATCTTGAAGATACTAAAATTAATAGAGCAGCTTTGGAACAGATGAACGGTATGAATATATCTCAAATAAATAGCTTAAGAAACACATGTTCTGTTGTATCTGCTGATAATTATGTTGATGAACAAAAGATTATTTTAGAAGATAGAAATTATATTTATGATGCATTCGATATTAAGTATGATGCTATGAGTATGGGTCCTTCAACATATAGAAATGTTGAATCTAAATTCTATAAAACTACTGAAAGAATTAAAGATACTTTTTTAGTTAATTCATATCAAATGCAAGATGCTGCAGATATAGCTTCATTAACTGATGATGCTACTTATACAATACAAAAACAAGTATTTGCAGAATATTGGAATGATTCTATAAAATCAAAAGACGAGCAAGAACTATATGATGATTTCTTAAAACAAATTGTAAACTATAAAGATAAAGCTCATCAATATGATCCTAAAAAGGTTGCTGAAATCGAACAATCTGTTAAAGCGTATTTTGGTGCTATTAAAATGTATGGTATGTCAGGTATGGGAGAAGTTGTAAATGCAAAATCATATAAGCCGCTAACATTACAAGAAAACCTTATTAATCATACTACTAGATATGCAGAAGAATCTAATAGAATGCTTAATGAATTATTTACTAATGAATTCGGTTATGTTAATTATGCTTTAATGGCAAAATATATTCAAAGTAATCCTTATATGAAAGTAGTAGCTATGATTCCTTCTGATAGATTTAATAATGTTAGTAAAAAAGAAAAAATAGATTATCAAGTATCTGCTGAATTTGTAGATACTACATTTAAATCTTCAGATGAATTAAAAGCTATGTTAACACATACTCCAGAAACAGATGGTATAAGATACTTTGTAGTAGATAAACATAATCTTATGACACTTAAACAAATGGTAGGTCAAACTACAAGTCATAAAACTTATACTAATAGACAAATATTTAAAAATAATCCTGTTATGGAAAAGATGATGCATTTTAGAGATATAGTTGCAAAGTATGTTTTACTTCCTACTAAAATATTAGGTTTACAAAATATAGGATTTACTACTACAAATGCTGCTGAAGGTTTTATGAAAGCTTTAGTTGCAACAGAAGGAAGTAAATTAAAAACAGTTCGTAAATATAAAGAGGCAATTCAATTACATAGAAGATGGAATGAAGTAACTGCTCAAATTGCTAAAGCTACACAAGGTAGTCCATTCTATAGAACTAAAAACCAATGGGATGCTATGTTAAAAGAATTAGAAAATTCTAAATTATTATTTGGTAATAAAGATATAGCTACTATAAAAAGTTTAATTGCTAATAAAAATATAAAAAAGCTAAAAGAATTAATGCCTAGTGTTGAAGATTTTAAAAAGGGATTATTAGATGATACTAAAGTTCAAAATATTTTATCTCATGAAAAGCGTGAATTATTACAACGATATAAAATATTATGGGGTAAAACAGATGATGAACAAAAAGAACGTATTATAAAATTAGTACAAAGATATGTAGATACACAAGAAGCTTATAATGAAATAATATCTAATAAAGAATTTACTAAAGAACAATTTGATTTTGTTAATGAATTTATAAATAGTCCAGCAGCTGCAGCAGAAATGCAATCAATTAAAAAAGCAGAAAAGTTAAATCTAATTGGTAATAAGAAGATTTATAAAAACGGAAAAGAAGAAGTTAAAGAGAATGCTATTGATAGATTCTATAAAAAATTCTTATTTAGTGATTGGGGATTAGATAATCCTATGAAAGTTATTACACCTTATTATAACTTATCATTAAATAGTGATATCGAAACTGTAAACCGTTTAGCTTTGCATATGAGCTTATTAGATGATGGTTTTAGACATAGCGAATCTTATAATAGGATTTTAGAATCATTCTTCAACTATGGTGATAAAACTGAAGGTGAATTACTTGCTGAATTATTCTTCCCTTTTATAAGTTTCCCTTTAAGAACTACATTATTTTGGGATCAAATGTTAGATGAACATCCACAAATGATTAAAATATTTGCAGATTTAGTTCTAACAAACTGGGGTAAAGATGCTCAAAATCAATACAATCAAACAGGCATTACTAAAGGTGGTTTAAAGATTTCTCCTAATTTATCTATGGAATCTGGTTCATCATTCTTAGATTCATTAGTATTCGGTGGAAATGCTCTTAATGTATTAAGAACTCGTAAACTAAATCCATTACTTGGTCCACTTGTTGAAGGTGCTACACAACTTGCAACAGGTGAAGCTAATTGGAATTATAGATTAAGTAGATTACCTATAGTTTCAAAAATAATGTATGGTATGGATTTATCTAAGAATTTAAGTAAAGGTAAAGTTGCTTTATATGATATTGCTCCTTCTATTTTCCATAAGGTTTATAAAGATAATACTTATTATTTTAATAATCAAAGACAATATCAATATAAGAGTATTTATTCTAGATTATATACTGCAACGGGTTATAATAGATGGAATGCTAAAACTGCAAAGGGTAGAGTAAATGCTGTAAAGAATTTATACGGAATTAAATAATCGGAACAACGAGACGAGCGAAGCGAGGCGAAGTGCGACAATGAGGAGCACGTAGCCGAGCTGAGTGAGTCGAAGTTGCACGGACACCAAAAAGAAAAGAGGACACGAAATATGTCCTCTATTTTTGTTTTTATTTAATTATGATTAATTTATCGGCTCTTTAATAAAACGCTAAATTTAGTCAATTTTAGCTTGAATTAGAAGGTCTTGTGGAATGCTATTAAGTATTTCTTCTTTAGAATGTAAGCAATCTTTATTTTTAATAGCTTTTAGTATTAATTCATTTATCATAGATTCATTTCTTTTTGTAATGAAATAATGCATTCTCCATGTCTTATCATCCATTACTGCTAGAATTCCAAATGGTGCGTTTAATGCATACATTTGTTGCTGTAGCTGTGCATAATAATATGGTGGAAATCCACAAGTTTCTAAACTATCAGATAAAAATATTGTTTTAAATTTAATTAAGTCAGTTGTCCAATGTTCTATTGCTATATTTTCTTCTAGTGATCTATCAAAGTTATAATGTTTAGCTCCATATATTGAACACATTTTAATTTCAACAGGAATTAATTGAGAATCTATTTCAGTAACTCCATCGAAATTTACTGTAAGTCTAGCTTCTGGATTTATTTCATACATATAATCAGGTTTGTATATATCTATATTAAAGTGTTTAGAAGCTTTATCCATAAATATATTTTCTAAATCTCGTCCTTTTCTAACGACATCTTTCTTACTAATTTCTGGATCATAAGCTAATTCTATTTTTTGTTTTCTTAAATCTTCTATTGTATTAAATGGATTTATACCTAATAAGATTGATGCTTCACTTGCACCAAATCCGACATGTCTCATATTTGCATAGCTTTCATTACTATAATTAAGCAATTTAGATGCATCTATAAGTGGTATTAATCCTATTTCTATTAATTTATTATCTATTTCCATATTTGCTCCTTTTATAAATATATTGCATAGCGTGTCTTATTGAATCTTTTGAATGTCGAGATACTACTTTATTATTAGTATCTCTATATACATTACCTGATTTATATATTATTCCTTTATATGCTAATATTTTATCTGTCCATCTATGTTTAACTTCATATGCGGCTTGAATAACAACTTCTATATTTCGATTATTACACTCATATTTAATTAAACCTATTAGTTGAGGTGTTTCCATTTTAGAACCTATTTGTTGATTTGCCTTATGAGCATATAATAAATAATCTTCCATAATTAATACATCTGGTTTAACCTCGTCTAATAGTTTAATATGTGCCTGAAAATATTCGTATTGTGAACTATAGTTATATGCTCTTATATTTCCAGCATGATCTAATTTATATGCTGAATTATCTGGATTATATTGCCATACACTATAACCAGTAGTTCCTTTACCTTCTTCATATGAACCTGATGGATCTAATGATAATAATACTTTATAACTCATAATCCTCCTTTTCATCCCACGATGTTCTAGTTATTTCAACATCTGCTAAAATTGGAATTAATGAGCCGTCTAATTGTTCCATTATTTGTTTTAAATCTTTTATAATATGTTCTTCACCTTTATATATTTCAAATACACATTCATCATGAATTGACATTTGTAATCTAGATTTACAATTATTTTTAACTAAATAATCGTCTAGTTCTTTAAATTTTATTTTCATAAAATCTGCACTAGAGCCTTGCACTAAATAGTTTCTAGCTAAATGTCCAGTTGTATTATAATATCGTCTACCAAATAAATTTTCTATATAACCTTGTCGTCTTATGGTTCTTTCTACATAATCTGCATAGACTTTAATTCCTGGATATGCTTTATAGAAACCATCGTGTAGTGCTTTAGCCATATCTTCTGGAAAATAAAATTGTCTTATTAATGTATTTACACTAGCTCCATATACACATGCAAAGTTAGTTGGTTTACCATATTTCTTTCTTAATGTGTTTTTAAAATATGCTGAATCTGTTGGTTCATTTGGAAATGCTGTCATAGTAGTTTTAGTATGTAAATCAGTTGGTTCCCATTTTTTATTATCTTCGTCCTTATACCATACTTTATCAAACCACTTATAAGCCATATCTACTGTATATTTAGTTCCGTCAGCTGTATGACAATGTAATGGTATAAATGCACGACAGAAGTTTAAGTCTCCTTCTTTTTTAGGATCAACTAGCATTGTATATAATGCTTGAACTCTTAACTCTTCTGCAGCGAAATCAATATATACCATTGAGTCATACCCATTTCCTGTAACCTGTATTAATCTTCTAGGATGAAATAATACATTTCCTTTATTATCTAATATAGGTTTACTAGGAAATTGTTGGAAGTCTGAACTAATACGACCAGATACTGCTCCTGTTTGATTAAATTGTGTATATACTCTACCATCATTTCCTAATGATTCTATCCATTTACAGATATAAGTTGAATACCATTTTTCAAGTGTTCTTAATTCTTCTATTGTTCCTATAAACTCTTTTATTAATTCTTCGTTTGGATTTTTATTTAATTTAGTTAAGGCATTACGTAAAGTTCCTTTATTTGCTTTATCAATATCTATTCCTAAATCATTTAATATTTGTTTAATAAGTTGATGCTGACCTACTTTAATTTTAACTCCTGCTAAATTACATAGGTCTATTCTTCTTTGTATTATATATTCTTTTAACTTACGTTTAGATTCTAATGCGTATTCAAGATTAAATTTGAATCCTACATTTTCCATTTTATACATTGGAAGTATTGCTTCTTCTTCTATTTTAACTGTTTGCATTTGTTTTCTAGTTACACAAACAGGATAAGATATATAGAATGCTTCTATAGTCCATACTATATCATATTTAGCATATCTTTTAACTAAGTCTCTATCTAAGTTTTCATAATTATCTGGATCTTCTGATACTCTTAACCACTCTTGAACTTCTTCTCTTACGCCTTCTGGTAAGTCCGTTACATCATTTATTTTATCTTTGAAGAATGTATCAATAGTTGCCATAGTCCATGACTTTTCATTTTTAACTCTATATTCTTCTGGAGGTTGTCCGTATTTTAATAATCTCTCTTTTAATATGCGAGTGTTAGCTACTCTTTTTCTTTTACGTTCATCTGATAATATTTTTTCGTAGTGCTTTGCATCTACGGATATATACTTTGCAGCAAAATCTTTTAAGGTTTCTGGAATTCCGCCCTCTTTTTTACTTTTAGCGTCTGCTGCTAATCGTATATATATTTTAGCATCGGTTATATTTGTATGAGGATAAAAACTATGAATATTTTCTAACATGTGCAAGTCAAATTTAACGTTAAAGAATATTAATTTTTTAGTTCTGCTAAACATTTCGTATATTAATTTGATTACTTTATCAAAATACGGACATCCGTACTCTAGATTATAAGCTATTGCTTCTTTCTTTTCAAAATTAGCAAAGCCAAAGCTTATTAGAAACGGCTTACAGTTCTTTATATGTAAACCATTTGTTTCTGTATCTAGTCCAGAATAGTCTGGGTTAAGAGCTTTATACTCGCTTTTCATGATATTAACTTTGTGTAGTATTTGTTCGAGCGTATCATTTTTATTAAAGTCTACACTAAATTTCCATTTAAGCTTTAGCATTTTCTCCTTCACCCAGTCTTTCTAATTTTATAGTCTTACTTATTCGAGACATACTCTTTCTAAATCTCTCAGTTGGAACTATTTCATAGCCTACAAATCTTATAAATTTTAGTGCTACTAATCTGCTTGTTAATGTGTTGAAATCGTCAGTTGATAATCCTGCGATTGCCATTAAGTTTGCTTTATTAGTTTCTGCATTTCCTTCTAAATGTTCAAACATTGTAGGATGTTTAATATATAAGTCTTGTAATACTGCTACTGATTCTTCATTAGTTTCTGTATAAGATTGTTCTTCTTTTACAAATTCTTTAAATCTAAATGTATGATTATCATATAAGCTTCTTAAATAATTTACTGCATATTCTATATGTTCTGCTTTTACTATTATTTGAGTAAAATCAGCATTAGTTGATACTGTATATCCTGCAACTGCTATAGCAATTCGCATTATTTTTTGCCAAGCCTCTGTTCCAAATATTTTAATATATGAATTAAATTCATTATTTAGTTCGTTAGCTCGTTTAACTGCTAATCCGTATACTTCTTTACTAATAATTATATCGTCTACTTTTCTACTCCATATCCATCTAATTCTAGTTTGATAAGATTCTTGAGAATAAGGTTGCATTGGTTCATAGAATGGATCTATATCTTTTGTTCCTTTATCTCCTATAATACACATTACATCATATCTTGCTATATCTTCTGGGGTTCCTATTAACTCTGTTAATATTTCTATTCCATTAGGATATGAGCTTATTGGTTTTGGTCTCTTTGATGCTTTAGTATTTGTTAATGATAACATTCTAACTACTGCTGGTAATTCAAAGAATCCAGATACTCTAGTTATTCTTACACTTCCTGATGAACGAACATCAGTTAATGTCTTTATAATATCACTATTTGCTTTGCCTAATTCTTCAAATATTATTGCATTTTTATGCATTTGTGGAATAATTCCTGCTTTGGTTTGATAATTACCATTTACTAATTTACTACCACCTATAAGACCTGCTTCAGTTGCGGATGCTCCTGCAAATGATACAGTTGCTCCTAGACCATATAATTTCTTTAGTGCAGCTGCTGTTGTTGATTTACCTACTCTTGATTCAGCTACTAAGATAGCATCTATTGTAGCTCTTAATGGTATTGATCGTCCTACTTTAAAATATAGCGGTGTGTTATACCATAAATCTATTGTTTTTAGTAATAATGAATTATAATCAGCATTTACTATACCTTTGCAGCGTTCTATTAATTCGTCCATTTTTGAATTTAAATTACCATTTTCTGGAACTTGAAATTGCTTTAGTAGTTCTATTTTGGCTGGTGTTATTTGAAAGTTATCTACTGTGTCTTCTGCAGTTTCTGCTCCTAAGATTATCATTGTTAATTTATTACCATTATATGGATGTGGAACTAAAGTATATTTTATTTTATATTTTTTACCACTATCTAATTGAACGCCTATACAGTAGGCTTCTTGTTCTATTACTCTAACATTATCATCTGTAGTTTCAAAGAAGTCTGTTACAGTGCATTTATATACAGTTTCTTGTTTATTTATTTTTAAGCTTATTGCTGATTCTTTTTTAGGTATACCTAATAGCCATTTTAAATTTTCTATAATCTTTGCTTCAGTAAAATGATTATCTATTAAATATAAAGCGTCTTTTATATTCTTTTCTGATAATTCCCAGTTTCTAGTTTCACCCGTTACCATTGTATTATTTTCATCACTGCCTTCAAGTGCTACTTTTGTAGCAGTTACTTCTAGTGGTAACGCATATTGAATATCTAAAGTTGCTACTACTTGAACATTTGCTTTTACTATTTTTTCAAAGTAAATTGGTTTTGTTCCTTCAGTTAATGATGGTATTAGTTTATAATCATTGTCTGCCTCTTTATTAGTAAACCATGGTGAACTATTTATTATTTTTACTAAATCTTTAGGTGTTCGTTTGTATTTCATAAAGAAATCCCAAATGTCTTCACCTTTTTCTATACATACTATTGATATATCTACTATTTTTACTTTTTGTGTATACTGATAAACATATTTAGCTACTTTTAATGCTCCTGTTCTACCAGTTGCATCATTATCATATATAATATATACTTCTCTATTTTCAAAATCTTTTCCGAAGAATTTTGGTATAGTTCCTTCTCCTCCAGATATTGTTATAGCATTGAATCCTTTAGTTCTAGCTATAGCCATATCTTTTTCACCTGCACAAATGATTGTTGGATGATTTGTATCATATCTCCATATGTCATATGGTGATATTAGTCCTGATACAGAGCCTTTCCACCTAATTGTTTTAGGATTTCTACCGTGTTCGTAGTTTGCTACGTCTACTAACTTATCGAATAAAAAAAGTGGAAATTCTACTATATGTTTAGAAGTTCCACCTAGTTTTAATCTTAATTCTTTAATTACTTTTTCTGAAATTCCTAAATCTTTAGTAACATATTCTCTTGCTTCTTCATCTTGAAACATACATAAAGTGTTCCAATATTCTAAACCTTTATTAGTATCTAATACCGATTTTAATACTTGTGCTTCTGTCTGTTTTATTCCCATATATTCTTCAATGAATTGTGTTTCATTTAAGCTTCTATTACATGCGAAACAATGGAATACTTTTTTATCTAAATTTATACCAGCGGATGGCTGTGTTTCATAATATTCTTGTCCATCAGTTGTGAGATGTGGAAAAGGGCAACAAACTTGATTTTCTGTTTTGTTTAAATTTGGAAATATTAACTCGAAGAATGTTGCCATTTTAAATCTCCTTTATTTTATATTATAGTTTGAATGGATCATCATCTGTATCAATTTCAAATGATTCTGGTTGGTTTTCTGTAGTTCCTTCTACTTCTGTTGCTGGTTCAAATTTTTCAAATTGATAACCGTCTACTTCAGGGTATCTATTGTTAGCGTCCATTTTAACTGGAACGATTGCAATTTGTCCTGGTAACACTTTTACTAAAATATCAGTATCTAAGTCTGGTAAATTAACTGTGTTTTCATTGATAGCTCTTAATTTAGCACAACCAAATCTTACTGCTTTGTTTTCCATATCGAAGTCTTTTTCAGTTGTTCCAAAAATACAGTTATCATAGTTAATATTAAATTTAGGAGATTCTAATGATTCCCAAACTAATTGAATTGCCTTATAACCACTTGTTGTAGTTACTAAAGTTGCGGATTTAATAACCATTTTATATTTTGATTTATCTAATGTTAATGTGTTTTCTGGAATATCATTCCAATTCATCTTTGCCATATTACTTTGTCTCCTTACTTATACCATTTAAATATTGTGTTACACTTGCTAAATGATTTTTAAGCATATTATAGGCTTTTCCTACAATTTCTAAAGCTTCATTTGCTTGATTTAATGCATTAGTGGTAATGAAAAGCTTATTATTTAAGTCTTGTGATTGCTTAAATAAAGTGTCTACATATTGATGTAACTTAGTGTTTTCATCAGTTAAAGCTTCAACTACCTTGTTAGCTTCTTCTAATTCTTTCTTATAATTTCTTTGAGGTTTTGTTGTTTTCTTTACAGGTTCCTCAATAACTGTATCTTTAATATTCATTAATTCTTCTGCCATATTATTCTTTTACCTTTCTAATTATTGTGTTTAATAAATTTAGGTCAGTTATATCTTTTAGATTTTGACCTTTAGCATATATATCATATATTGCTTTATTGTTAGGATTTTCTTTCATTAAAGTAACGATTGTCTTTCTAGCATGTTCTAATTGTGCCTGTTTGATTGTTTCTGGATCGATACCTTGTGCTAAGTAATCTCCTAAATTTTTACCAAATTCTTCAGTTAATACATCCATTGATGATTCATCGATAAATTGAACTGTATTTTTGATAACTTCTGGTTTATGAGTATCTTTATCAAATTGTAATGTAATATCAAATTCATATTCAAGATCTCCTCTTTGGTCTGGTTTAATACCTAAACGTTTAATTACTGTTCTACCAGTTCCTTCATCTTTTTCCATAACTGAATCCATTTTAGATCTAAATGTGCATATTAGATGTGCATCTATAGCCATTAAATAATCTATCATTTGGTTTTGAATTGCTGTTCCTCCATCTGCTCCTCCCCAGCCATCTGAGTATGAGTTTTTAGTTCTAGAGTTTGCAGTTCTGTCTGATACAATTTGAAGAACTCCTCCTGTGCCTGACCAAGCGTGGCTTAATGAATCAATAATGATTACTTTAGCACCTGCGTCTAGTGCAGCTTGAGTTGCTTCTATATATCTTTTTGGTGAGTAAGGTGGTGTCATTTCAATAAACATAAATTCACCGAATACTCCGTTGTTTACATAGAATAATGAACGTTTTCTTTCACTATCTATTACACATACTTTAGACCAATCTGGTTGTCCATTTTCGTCTAATAATTTTTCACTTTGTAATAAACCTTTTGCTATTACAAGTGCTGAATAAGTTTTACCACAGTTTGTTGGTCCTGTTAAACCTATTCTTGCTTTAAGCTTTAATCTTTTAGCTTTTTGAACTATAAATTCTGACATACTATTTCCTTTCTGCTATATATTTTTTATAGTTGTTAATAATATCTGTTGATGTTGCTTTCTTTATATATACCATATCATATACATATTCATCTATAGAATTTTCTAATAATAAAAGTAATATCTTTTGAGTTTTTTCGTGAACTCTTTCGATTGATACTGGAACTAATCTATCCATACACTGAATATTATCAGTGTATATATAACTAGAATCTATAAAGATGATTGTATCGGCAGTATCTAATGTAAAACCTTCTTTTATTACTGCAATATTAGCGAATATTAAGTTTATAGATTTATTTTGAAATGCTTTTTTAATTGATTCTCTATCTTTTGAAGATGTTTCTCCAATTATAAGCTTTGAATTAGGATAAATTTCTTTTAAAATATGTAGTGGTTTTGTAAAATTTGAAACTACTATTATTGATTCTTCTGGATAATCTTTTATATAATTATCTATAAATGTAAATTTACTTCCTAAATCGTCTATATTTAATACTTTTGGACAGTTTGTAATTTGTCTTAAACAAGTTAATTGTTCTAAATCAGACATACATATTATATCTTTGTATTCATAATATTGTTTGATGCTGTCGTATGCTTCTAATTGCATTTTATTAAATTCTAATTTGACTTTTTGTATATCATACTTTGGTAACCATTTCATCACTTCCTTTCTTTTTCTTTGTATACTGATTAATTCAAGGAATTCTAGCAGTTCATGCTTCATTCCTGGTCTAAATATTCCGTTACATTTTGTTATGGTGCTTCTAGATGTATAAATATCATCTGTATAGAAATACATATCTCTAAAATAATAATAAGAAGCAAAAATATCAGGAAAAAGAAATTTTAAAATTCCATATATTTCATCTGATTGATTTGCTGCTGGAGTTCCTGTTAGAGCTATTCTTTTTTCTATTTTATTACTAATAGATAATAAAGCAGTTACAGTTTTAGGCTGTGTTTTTCTAGAATTCTTTATATTTCTAATTCTATGTGCTTCATCTATTACTATTACATTAAAATATTTAGTATATTTTTCTAAAGTATCTACATCTTGTTTTAATGTATCATAGCTTATTAGAACTGATGTGCTTTTATTTATTTTAGTATATAGTCTTTGTCTTTTAGATATATTTCCATCAATTACTATTACATTATTATCATACCATTCATTATATTCTGTTTTCCATTGATATAATAATGACTTTGGAGTTACTATTAAAGCATTTTGATTAGTTATTTTTAGATAAGTTATTGTTGTTGGAGTTTTACCTAATCTTTGTTCATCAAATATTGCTTTACATTTTAGTTCAGGTTGTAATAAAAAATTAAGAGCATAATCTTGATATGGTCTTAATTTAGTATTATATCCTGAAGCTGTTGTTTTTGCATTTATTATTTTATTACGAATAGTATTATATTTCTCTGATATAATTCCATTTTTTCTTAATGAAGTTGGAGTTGCTGGTAAAATTATACTATTTTTAGTTGTTGCTGTCTTTGTTGAAACTAATGTGTTGCATTCCAGCTCTAACTTCGTCAGGGATAGAGTTAAGCACTTGGGCATTATTTAACCTCTCTTCTTCATGTGTTAATGGCATAAAAGAATAAATATAAACATGATTATCTTCTAGTCTATCTTGTTCATCATCTGTTGCTTTCATAATAGCAGTTAATGCTTGAACAGTTGCAGTTGAGTTATTATCTCCTACTTTTTCTAAAAGTGTATTTCTTTTTGCTTGCATTTTTAAGAATTGTTCATCTGCAATCCATTTTTGAACTCTAGAATCTAGTAGAAAATTTCTCCATTTATTTACTGGAATATTAGAATTTTTTGCTAGTTCTCTAATATCCCAGTTTAATAAATCTGGATTATCTTTATATAGCTTATCATATTCTAATAAGCATTGTTGCATATCAAATTCGTGAGCACCTAGAGTTATTTGTATAAATTCTCCACCTCGTAAAGTTGGTTTTGATTCATATACTTTTTCTGGTTCTTCATTTTTTAAAAAGTCCATAGTTAATCACCTTCTTAATTTTATCATATCTTTAATCATTTGGGTAGGCATCTACTAAAAATTCATTTATTATTTTTGATAGTGTCTTTAATTTACCTAGGAATTCTATTAAAGTGTCCGCTATTAACGGATTAGTTAATGATTCCATCTTTTCTAAAGGCTCTGCTTCTTTTAATAATTCAAAAAATTTATTTCTACCTATCATATCTTGCATAATGGTAGACTTGTAATATTGTGTTCTACTATGTGATAAATCACTTATTTTTACCATTTCATCTGGAGTTGGTAATATCTTCTTATAGTTTATTACTGCTGTCTCTATATACTCTGGATTAGGTATGTTTAATAATTTAGCAGTATTCCTAAAGAAGTTTACTATTGCTTGTGTGTTTTTGGTATCTTTATAAAAATACCTTACTAAAAGTGATATTTGAATTTCTGATGTTCTTCTTAAATATTCGTCCATGTTTTATTCCTTTCTTTTTTTTCTGATTTTAAAATATATGATGTTTTCAGAAATTTAATATCTCCTCCTTGGGGAAGAGGGTTCCTCATTCTTTCCATCTCTACTAGGATGGACAGATGAGGACCTGATTCCCTGAAGGTAGGAGAATTTAATATTCTGGAAAAGAGGCTCGATTTACGTTAACCTTATTGTCGTTTTAGATTCTAAAACTGCTTTTAGTGTGTGTAATCAGAATTTTATTTATTTGTTTTCAATCTAATTTTAAAATATATGATAACAATCTGAGGAGTTACATGTCCAGCAAAGAGAGCTTCGCATGGTCCTTCGTATCAATCGTATTGATTGAAGGTCCTGAGAGCTCGTTTGCTTGGACAAGTTACATTTTAGATTGTTAGACTAACTTTACGTTAACCTTATTGTCGTTGCTTTTCAGTAACTGCTTGTGTTCAGTCTATGCCTGACTTATATGTGTGTAATTAGATTTTTGCTTAATTTTAAAATATATCGAAAGACCTTATAATCCTGGGAAGGATTCTGAGTTCTTTAGTTTCTATTAACGGAACTTATTATAGCTCATTTACATAGGCGTTTAGTTGTGTAATTAAGTTTTTTGGTATTGATTTTATATAGATGTGTCAGCAGCCTGGAAGACGCATCGGATACTTCACGGCTGAAGCTTTGGAATGGCATTGGCGATTAAGAATTTGATGATTTGTTGGGGGATTCCATTAAATTATTAGATAATTTTATTGAAACTGTTGCATTACCTGTTAGTATTTAGTAATACAGAATCACGATGAGCTGCCTCAGGAGGTTCTGATCATGATGAGATTCATCAAGGATTAATTATTTTCTTAACGTCAACCTATTATATGTTATTTACATAGCATTGTTAAATTTTGGATTTAACCAGTGTAATCAATTATAGATGTGTCTTATTATGCATTTTTATTAAAATAATTTATATCTAAAAATACATCAATAGTAATTAATTCTTTACTGTATTTAATATTTAATGTTTTGTAGTAATCTGGTTCTACTCTATGTAAGAATGCTAAATAACCGTTTACGCTTAATGATTTTTCAATTAAATCATCTATTGGTAGTTCTAATGTTTCAATTTGGTTTGCTAATGTATGGATTCTTCCTTTAAGTTCTTGTTTCTTTTTCCATCCTATTGTTAATTTATGTTCTTGATTTAACTTAATGCCTGTTATGAAGCATTGACCTGGAACTATTTTCTTTGTTTTATTATAATTTATTTTTATTTCATCATTATAATATGTATGCAATACATTTTCAACTATATGAATAATGTTTGTTATATCTAGTGATCTTTTACTAGAAAATGACATATCATCTGCATATCTAGTATAAATTATTGCAGTTCCTGTTTCATTTAATGCTTGTCTTACTTCATAATCAAATTCTTGTAAGAATATGTTACTTAAATATGGACTTAATGGAGAACCCTGAGGTGTTGAACCTTTATATGTTGCTAAAATTATTATTTTATCTAATAATGGATCTGTAAATTGTTCATTTAAATTAAATATTGGATGTAATTTTAGCTTTTCTCTAAGTAAATCTGCTTTAATATTATCAAAGAAATCTTTTAAATCTAGATTTATTATATGATTACTGCATCTATGAAGTGCTGCATTTGTATAAAAATCTCTATTTTCTACAAATCCATGTGCTGCATTATGTGGTAATACATTACATCTTTTTAATGTTTCACATATTTCTTTTTGAATTTGTTTTAATTCTGGCATTGGATTTACTAATTTTCTCCATCTTACATTTCCGTGTTCATCTAATTTTCTCTTCTTTACTTTAAATTCTGTATAGAAGTTTTCTTTATTAGATGCAAAATCAGGATATTTTAGAAAGAAGTTATTAATTTTTTGTGATAAATTTTGTAAATGTGGTAATAAATATGTTCTATAATTTGCTATATATTTAGAATTTACGCTATTTAATCTAACTGTAATATATTCATTATTAGATAATGCATATATAGTTTCAAATCCTTTTTCTGCATTAGATACTATATATTCTAATGGATCAGTGATTTTTATTGTAGGATTATTTATCATTGTGTTTTTAAACGTTATTAGCATTTGCTTGTTCCTCCGATTTTTCATAGAATGTTATTTTATATTTTAATGGTTCAAAATATACTTGTTGGAAATATGGCATATTATTCATAATATTAATAAAATCTATTAATAACATATTAATTACCATATATAATGTAGAATTAATATTAATTTTAGTTCCGCATAAACTTCTTTCAAC